CCGTCACTATACTTTACTATACAATCTGTATTATCAGCGCAGGTATCAGATAAGTTAGTAAGTAGTACAAAGAAATAGGAGATAATAATGTTGACTAAATTTGACGATATAATAGAAGTAGTATTACACCACGAAGGTGGTTATGTAAATGACCCAAAAGATCCTGGCGGAGAGACTAATTTTGGTATAGCTAAAAGAAGTCATCCTGATGTGGATATAAAAAATCTAACCAAAGAAGGTGCTAAAGAAATTTATTATGAAACATATTGGTGTGATAATAAAGTACCTCATATGCCAGAAAACCTAAAGCATATTTACTTTGATATGTGTGTTAACCAAGGTAGAGGGCGAGCAGTAAAGATATTACAGATAGCAGCTAACGCTAAAGGAGCAGATTTGAAAGTAGATGGTGGTATGGGTCCTAAAACTATCGCTGCTATGAGTGGAGTTGAGTTGGATAGAGTGAGAGCATATCGTGTTAAGTACTATGCTGATTTAGTTACCCGTAAACCAGATTTAGAAAAATTTTACTTTGGGTGGTTCAGAAGAGCACTGGAAGTTTAATAAAAAAATAATTGTATATAAATAAAGTTTATGATATTTATATATAAGTTTCATACATACCAAAAGGATGGGGAGCATAGATAGATAACAGGGGACAACAATTGTTTCAGACAGTGATGAGATACCCGCTCTACTTTTGGGAAGTATGACAAAAGAATTATGTTGCTCTATAAGAGAACATATGTAAAACGAATATCAAGGTTCAAATGAAATTGATATTCATAGTTGACTAATGTAACTAAAATAGGAGAAATAAAATGACTAAAGTTACTTTACACGGAATACCCGTAATCGATAGAGATTCCTTTCTAACACCCTTTGACAAAATGTTTGATGACATCATAGGAAAATCATTTCCTGAAATCAACAAGCAAGTCGGAGTAAATCCTTTTCAAGGTACAGCATACCCAAAAGTAAATGTATATGAATTTGATGAAAAGGTAGCCGTAATTGCTGAAATACCTGGTCTTGATAAGAAAGACCTAAATGTTGAAGTTGAGGATGGCGTACTTACTATAGCTGGTGAAAAGCATAACGGATTGATTGATGAAGCTAAAGCTAAAGTTCTCAGAAGAGAATTGAAGCAATCATCTTTCAAACGATCTTTTACCTTGGGTGATCTATTAGATGGGGAAAGTATTACAGCAGACTTCAAAGATGGCATTCTATCCGTAGATATACCAAAGATAGAGCCCGAACTCCCAAAGAAGAATATTGTCAAAATTAGGTAATAAACTTATTACCTTAGGCAATGACCTGTATATCGTTCTTGGAACGGTATCGGCATCTTCTGGTTTTACTGGTGAAAAAATTAAAAGTATGTGGAGATTAGCTGATACCGTTCTAAAGAACGGCTCAAATCACGATGAATTATATGTTTGTCAAAAAATACAAGAAGCTGAATATTTGGACATTAATTAGGTTTTACATATTTATTACTAATAAATAGGAGATTACCCGATGTTTGAATCATCAAAATCATTTCATAAGTTAGTAGGATTTTCAGCATTAGCAATAGCTGGGAGCGCTGCTTTCTTTTCGGTTTTTGGGTTATCAAAATTATTTGCTGGTGCTCAATTTGCTGTAGTTATAATGGCTGGTTCATTAGAATTTGGTAAGTTAGTAGCAGCATCGTTTTTATATAGATATTGGGAAAGAATCAATATCATGCATAAAACTTATATGACAATAGCAACCATCATACTCGTACTGATAACATCTGCTGGCATATTTGGATTTTTATCCAATGCTTATCAAGGTGCTACAGTAGGATTTGAAAAGGAATCTACTGCATTGATATATAAGGAAGATAGGTTAGACCAATTACAAGATGACAAAAAATTTCTGAAAGAGGAATTAGAAGCAGCTGTAAGTGAACTACCTGAAAACTATCGTACTGCTAAAAGAAAACTAAGAGAAGAGTATCAACCAAAAATAAATCAAATCAATACTGATATGATGAATTTGAAGTCTGATATTGGAGATTTAAAAATAGCACTAGTAGAAACAGGAGTAGAAGTAGGACCAGCTATTTATTTAGCTAGGGTATTCGACACCGATGTAGATACAGTAGTGAAATTTTTTATCTTTGTTCTTATCTTTGTTTTTGATCCAATGGCAGTTCTTTTTGTTATTAGTTACAATGTTATTTTAGAAAAAGATAATATTACACCTACACCAAAAAAGAAAAATAAAAAAAGATGGTGGGAAGTATATGGTGAAAGTGCTAAACAAAAAAAGAAAGAATGGAAAGATAACATAAAATCTACAGTTAGTAACGATGAACGATTCGATACAAAACCTAAAGAAGACCCTGTCCAATCAAGACAAGGAAGAAAAATAATATAAAAAAAACTGGAAATAAATGCATAAAGTCCTTGACTTGCATTGCATTTTAATGTTAGCTTTAGACATAATGCGGAGACAATATATGATAAAAACAAAAACAGCAATTACTGCTGTAGTAGCAGTAACTTTAGTAAACGGAATTTTTTCGACTAATATGTTTGAGTCTTACAAAAATATGTACTCAGGTAAGATAGAACATTTAGAGAAAGAAAATCAGATTCTAAAAGATGAACTATCTCATTATGATGAATATGGTATTGTAGTAGATGTAACTATGTATCAACCAAATACTATTCAATGTGATGATACGCCAGACGTTACTGCTGATGGAACTAAGATTCGTATCAGTAAAGCATCAGATTATAAGTTTGTTGCTTTATCCCGTAACTTACTAAAACGATGGGGTGGGCCTTTTGATTATGGTGATTTTATATTACTCAAAGGTGCTGACAAAAAAAGTGGTGTATACCAAGTAAGAGATACTATGAATCCTAAATGGGTAAATGTAGTAGATATTTTAGAATCAGAGCATGTAGAACCTTACAAATATACAGATGCTCATATATTTAAATTGAACTGGATAACAAACAAAAAGGAAACAACGAATGGCTAAAAGTACATTTGAAAAGAACGGTGGTTACTTCATTGATGGAGTAGCGTATATGGATTGCAAAGTAACAGGTGAGCCTGTTGCTAATGTGAGTACAGAAGCAGCATCTGTAATAGGTAGTAGGGCTGTGATGGGTATGGTAGGAATGCCAGACGAACCTAAACAAAAAGTATCAACCGGCAGACCTGCTGGCTGGCATTTTATGAATGAGTTCGTAGATAAAGATGGTAATGTGTTTCATAAAGGTAAAGAACAAAAAAAGTTGAAAGGTACTTTACCACCTACTAAGGTGAAACCGGCTAAGAAAAAAACAAAACGTAGGACTAAACAAGAAATACTTGTTGCTAGACAGGCTGAAAAGAAAGCTGCTTTGAAGAAAGCTGTACAACAACAGAAGGACTTTATCAATCATAAACTTGGTAAGTAATGTTATCAGAGGACTTTCTGTTGGAAAGAGGGTATTGTTGTGGGCACGGATGTTTGATGTGCCCATACATCCCAAAACATAAAAAGGATAATACAGTAGTTATGAAAAAAGTTATAGATTGTTATCAAAATGAAAATCCAATAATAAATAAAGAACTCAGAGAAGTATCAGTAAACGAAGGCTTAGAAATTGCTACTGAACTATTTCAGATACTAAATAAAAGAGGAGATGGTATAGGACTGGCAGCTAATCAAGTTGGTATTGATGCTCAAGTAGCTGTAGTAAATGTTATTGAACCATTGATTCTAATCAATCCAAAAATAATTATAAAAGAAAATGAGATACCTTATTACGAAGGATGTTTATCTTTTCCTAAACAAGGTATTCATACTAAAAGATATAGAGATATAGTTGTAACCTCCACGCAAACAGACGCTAAGTTAGTATTTGGTGGCTCTGATGATGAGAAGGTAATATTAGAGTCTGTGTGTGTCCAACACGAAATAGACCATCTTATGGGTAAAACAATTCATGATAGACAAGTAGATACTACTTATGTTGCTGAAAAGAAACCAGGACGTAACGAACCTTGTCATTGTGGTTCAGGAAAAAAATATAAAAAATGTTGTATCAGTTAGAATTATTTGATATAGATAAAAGTGATTTACAAGTAAAGGATGAAGTAAATGTCTATTTAGATTATTTACAAACGCCAAACGAAGCATTTAGTGGAATGCCAGTATGTCCTTTTCTAAAAGCTGAATTACAAAGTTATAAACTTATGATAGAGGTTTGGAGACCTGGTGAAAAACCACTAAACGAATTATGGAGAAAGTTCTTCGATTCAGATTTTACTTCAGCAGTATTTATATGTATGGATACAGAAGAACTAAAATGGAAAGATGTACCAAGAGATTCTTATCAGAAAAGTATACAAGGATTTCTAAAGAATTGGTCTGATGAAAGTAGAAAATATAAAGCAATATTATTTTCACCTTTTGAAGAAAGAACAGCAGCTGGTGAGTCTACTAGAAAAAAGTCGCCATACTTTCTTATAAATGTAGCTACAAGAGAAGAGTTACATTTATCACATACAAAATTATTAGACAGTAAATATTTCGATAACTTCTCAGAAGAGGAATTGAAAAAACTAAAAGTCAAAAAGGATAAAAAATGAAAAGAATAAATCTAACAGTAATTCATATAATAATTGCTTTAGTAGCAGTAATGTTTGGTAGTCTAAAGGGACAGCAAAATCCTATATTACTATCAGAGAAGCCTGAAATAATAGCGTACAGATTAGTTCCGTCTTGGGACGTTCATTGTCAAATAAAAATAGAAATTGTAGAGGGGTTAGGTTGGGACAATCTACATAAACCTCAAATGGAAGAGACTATGGAAGTTATTATGGATAGAATAGTATTTGAAGAAACCAATAGATATGCTATGAGAGAAATGTTTTATGTAGACAATAAACCTTATTATTTAGTTAGATTACCTTTTACGGATGGACAACAATGGGCAGACTAGGAAAGTGGGATACGGTTGAACGTAAAAAAAGAATAAAAACTTATTCAAAACAAGACGAATTTTTTGATTATTTGAAAATAGCATTATACTTATTATTGACATATCTATATTTTCATTTTATAATAATGGGATGGCATTTATGATTACAAAAAGATACATAGAAAGTATCATAAAAGATTTAGATATAGGGATGTATCTTCTAAAGATACAGTTCTATTTAGCATTAGTATTTAGTTATATTGCTAAATCTATATACTCTATATTTTTTTATAAACAAAAGAAAAAGAAAGATTATGAAGAAGAATTATTTATCTAATAAATACTTTATTTTAGCAAAGTCATTTCTGTATGGCATGGGTACATTTGTATTAGTTGGATTTTTACTTAGCTTACCTATGATGCTTTTATGGAATTGGCTAATGCCATTTATATTTGGATTACCAGAACTCACTATACTACAGACATTTGGATTTTCTATGTTGGTAAATATGTTTACAACAAAGTTAGACATAAATACTGATGTAACGGGTGGGGTATCTAATTTATCAAACATACCATCTCTTGCAAAAAAATATTTTGATTTACGAAATGATTTAGAAGAAAAATTGACTAAGTAACATATTTATATCCATCAAGTCGGAGAAATGTAATATGGATATGGATTGGATACTAAACACATTGAAAGAAGCTAGAGATGACGAAGATTGGGATTTAGTAAGAGAAGTGATTTCTTATATTGAACAATATTCAGAAATGGCTGATGAATCTTGGATGGGCGAGTAGAAATATAATTACCACTTTAGCCAGAGGGAAGTTAGTGGATAAAGAAACTGCCAGTTAGTCTATCTGAACAAATAGGCCTATGGTTGGTTACTGGTGACTACCGAACGTGGAACCAGGCTAAAATTACAGGAGATATAAATGGGAACAATGCTACTAATATTCGTAATATTTCATTGTGTTTTTATGTCATTACTTTTTATTTATATGGATGACTAATGGCTAGTATATTATTACCACCAGCAATAGCAGCTAAAGGATTTATTGATGCGGCTATACCAATCAATGTTACTGCTACAGCTGCTTTGGCTGGATATGGAGCTGCTATCGTACCAGCAGTTACAGCTATAACATCCGCTGGTACATCAATTGGAATTATACAGACTACTCTTTTACCAAGCGGAGCAATACAACCACCAGCTAAAATTGGACTAAATACTACAGCAACTATTTTAGCTCAGATAGCTACTATACAAGGAACCATAGTCGCTACTATACCACAATCTGTTGCTGTTGCGGGAGCACCATCACCATCATTTCCAGCATCAGCCGCTTTAGTCGGAACACAATTAGCAACATTATCGGCTGCTATACTCACTACTCTAATAACACCACAAACAGTATAAAAAATAAAAAAATCTGGACTTTTTGCTTGTATCTTAGCAAATTTATTCGTAGCTTTATATGTTATGAAAGGGATAAATATGAAAGATAAAAAAACAATAATATTTGATTTGGATGGGACTCTTGCTGATATCGATATTCGTAGGGATAAATCTCTCAAACCTAATGGTAAATTAGATTGGAAGATATTTGCTTCACCTACTTCTATTATGGATTGGGATAAACCAAATTTACCAGTAATCAAAATGGCTCAAATGTTCAAAGCTGATGGATTCAAAATTGTAATCTTCTCAGGTAGAAATGATAGGGCTTTCTATGCTACTAAAGATTGGTTGAAAATTCACAATGTACCATTTGATTTGTTAGTGATGAGGCCTGATAAGTTCAAAGCTGATTCATGGCCAATTGCTATTGGAAATCCAGCTACTAAAGCTATGAGATTTATGCCTGATGAAATCCTAAAGAAATCTATGTTAGATACCTTTGTTGATATCAATGATGTTTTTCTTGTCGTTGATGATAGAGATAAGGTTGTGAAGATGTGGAGAGATTTGGGATTGAATACATTTCAAGTTGCTCCTGGTGATTTTTGATGCCGTACTTTTTACTAAAAATTTTTTGGTGGTTTGATGGCATCATCTCACTATTTAAAAATGTAATCTTTATGATGATGTATAAGAGACATCTAAAAAAGCGAATAGAAAAAAATAACTTTGGAAGAAGAGAGGAATGGTAATGAATATAGGATATGCTTGTATCAACATGCAATTGTCGTACCCACAAAAATATGGTGGTCAACCTAAAGGTGTAAAGCCGATAACTACTGGTAGGAGTATGATAAAACGAACATTTCTATCTAAGGGTGTAGACTATGCTAGTGAACTTACACTAGCCAATGCTATGGACTTAGATAAGATTATGGATTGGAATATACTGAATGGGTACAATTTCTTTCGTATCACATCAGGCCTCGCACCTTGGAAGTCTGAGTATGAATGGGATGACTTGAAAGATATTGAAAAGATTAGACAATACTTACACTCTGCTGGCGTGAAAGCTAAAACTCATAATATTCGTATCACATCTCATCCAGGTCCTTTCAATGTACTTACATCGCCACATCCGCATGTAGTTGAAAATTGTATTGGTGATTTGACTGACCATGCTGCTACATTTGATATGATGGGACTAAGTGAGACGCCATACAACAAAATCAATATTCATATTGGTGGTGCTTATGGAGATAAAGAATCAGCTATGAAGAGATTCTGTGAAAACTTCAAAATGTTACCAAAATCTGTACAGAGTAGACTAACAGTAGAAAACGATGACAAAGCTAGTATGTATTCAGTTAGGGATTTGTATGATGGTGTTTACAAAGTAATTGGTATTCCTATCGTATTTGATTACCACCACCATCAGTTTTGTACAGGCGATTTATCAGAACAACAAGCTTTGGAGTTGGCTATATCAACTTGGCCTGATGGTATCACACCAGCTACTCACTATTCAGAGAGTAGACGAGATGAACAGAAAGATGAGACTATCAGAGTTCAAGCTCATTCAGATTATGTTTTACAAAAAATCAATACTTATGGTAATGAGATTGATGTTATGGTAGAAGCTAAACACAAAGAACTAGCAGTAGAAAAATATAAGGAATTACATATGGGGCTGTAGCTCAGTTGGGAGAGCGCTTCCCTTGCACGGAAGAAGTCGCAGGTTCGATCCCTGTCAGCTCCACATATTATGTGGTATAAAATAAAAGCAAAAGATATGTCGTTAGGTAAACCAAATGGAATAGTTGTTACATTTTCTATTTGGGCTGATGATGAAAAGAAACTCAGTAAGATATTAGCTGATAAAAATTGTGTTGATATTAGTATATTAGATAGTACAGAAGAAGAGTGGACTCCTGAATGGGCTGATTCAGTAGATGAAAATTCGGTTATTGAGATGATACCAGACCCAAAAGATATACCTAATATTGAAAGTGAAAATCCCTTTTGGTAAATAAATGAGCTTTTCTGGAATAAAAGTATGCCGATACTGCAATTTCTCACTCCATGGATCATGTAAACACAAATGAGTGAGTATAAAAAAAGATCAATAAATCTGGACTTTTTACTTGTATATATGCTCAAAAATGTGTAGCTTTATATATAATGAAAGAGGAAAATAAAATGAATAAGAATCAAATCGAAACAGACATCAATTATCATATTTCTATGGTATATGAATTGGCTTCAAATATGGGAGTAAGTAACCCATTTGATAAATATAAATTTAGAGAACTTCAGGTTGGTTCTATTTTAGGACATGAGGTTTTCGAAGGTGCTTCTAATGGTGGAGACAATGATGAGACATTTGGTGCTGATGCTCATGAAGCAGATGGTTCTAAAGCTGAGTATAAGTCTGTAACTTTGGATAAGAAAGAGTTAGATAAGTTCTTAGGTAACAATGTTCGTGGAACTACTTTGAAAGCAGCTGGTGTCTATAATGGTGCTTACTCTGCTGAAAGTATCAATAGGTATAGAGAATGTAACCACTACTTCTCACTTCATTATGGTGGTGATGTTGTCGCTATTGTAAAAGTAGACACAACTTATGTATGTGATACTTTGATGGCTAATAACAATAAGAGAGAAGAAAAGACTATGAAGTTGATTGCTGAAGGTGCTAAGAAACTTCCAACTACTAATTGTAACTCTGTATCAGTTGAGGTTGTTGATTCAAACCCAATTATAGAGTTTGTCTATGTAAATGAGAAATACTAAAAATAAAATTGTATTTCAGGTATTATATAGATATATATTATTGCGGGTGAAGTGTTATAGGAAACACACTTCGATACCATCGAAGAGATGTAGGTTCGACTCCCACCACCCGCTCAAACTTTCGGCCATCAAAGGCTATTTACTAATTACTAATTGAATATTTATAGGAAAATGTTATGAGTTTCACCGACTTTTTTGACGAACCCAAGTTTGACTTCGAAGCTGAACGTAAGAAGTTTATCGATAATTTAGACTATCTAAAGTCTATGTCTGTTCAAGAACAAACGCTTTATAAAAAATGGTTAGAGTTCAATGCTGATGTCTATTCTATGACTCAGAAAGCTCCACACTTTTCTAAGATAGAGAAATCTATTTGGACACCAAAAGATATAAATAATAAAGAACAAACTATCAAAGAGATAGAAGCCTTAGAACCTTATGTTGAGATGACAGAACAAGGTAACACTAAACATAATGAAGAGTGGACATTGGTTCGTAGGTTGATTCATACTATGGAATTTACTGCTAATCCTGGCAGAAATGTAAAGTTCTATGTAAAAGATAAAGTAACTAAAAAGATTTTAGGTATTATATGTTTAGGCTCTGATGTAACATCATTGGGAGCTAGAGATAATTTTATTGGTTGGACAAAAGATAATAAGTTCAAAGATGGTAAATTGAAATATACTTCCATCGGTACTACTATTTGTTGTGCTCAACCATTAGGTTTTAATTTTTTGGGGGGTAAGTTAGTAGCCGCTTTAGTAACTTCATCGGTTGTAAGAGACGCTTGGAAGAAACTATACGGGCAGACACTTGTTGGACTATCAACTACATCGCTATACGGAATACATTCTATGTATAACTCTATACCACTTTGGAGAACTATGGGTTCTTCTAAAGGTAGGATTGCGCTAAAGCCTGACGATGAGACTTATGATATATGGCACCAGTGGTTGAAGGAAAATAAAGAAGAAGAGTACTTAGCGGCTACTACACAAAAAGAGGGCGTTGCTGGTCCTCCAACTGGAGTAAAACAAAAGACAATCAATTTGATTTTCAAAGCAGTTGGAATCAAAGCATCTGAATATCAACACGGATTCAAACGTGGTATTTACTTTGCTGATATCTATGAAAATGGTAAAGAGTTTTTGCGTGGTGAGATAGAAGAAAAAGATTTGAAGATGAAGAAAAAGTATGTCGAAGATTCTGATTATATTATGAAGTGGTGGAAACCAAAGGCTATCAAGAGATATAGTAAGTTATTTGATGAAGGTAGACTAAAGCCAGAAAAACTTTTCTATGGTGATATCGTAGGAACTGAATGGGAAGAAACAAAGAAAAAGTATTTAGGAGAAGTAGGTAGATGATATTAGAAAATAAAGATTGTTTAGAATTTTTATCAGAGTTAGATACAGAATCAGTAGATTTAGTTCTAACAGACCCACCTTACTTTATAGGTTATGATGGTGGTAAGGGCTGGGATTCTGCTTGGGACAGTGAAGAAGAATATTTAGACTGGTGCATGAAGTGGAGTGAAGAATGTGTAAGAGTCTTGAAACCTAGTGGGTGTATGTATGTTTGGGGTACTACTAAAACCGATACATTTTTGAAATATAAATTAGATATTCTAAACTCTTTTGAAGATATGGTTTACCAAAGTTGGATAATATGGTCTTATGATTGGGGTGGTAGAACGAAGAAAAACTTTGCTAGAAAGCATGAGGACTTACTTATGTATTCTAAAGGTAAAGAGTTTATGTTCAATAGAGACGATATTAGAATTCCTTATATTATGAAAAAAAGTGTTCGTAAAGGAACAGAACTAAATCCACTTGGTAAGATACCAACTGATGTTTGGCCTAAAAATAATCATACAACATCAAAAGAATATGCTGGATGGCATCCAACTCAAAAGCCAGTTGAGTTATTGGAAAGAATTATAAAAGCTCATACAAATCCTCATGATGTAGTATTAGATATATTCAATGGAAGTGGAAGTACTACTATAGCTTGTGCTAATACTCAAAGAGATTTCTTAGGGTGCGAGTTAGATAAAGAATATTATGATAAGTCTCTGAAGAGAATTGATGAGTTGACTGGTATTGGTAAGTTTACAAGTAATAAACTAATTGATATTTTAGGAAAAAGTACTTGACTTTTAGCATAATTATTTGTAGCTTTAGATATAATAAAATGGAAAATAAAAAATGAATAACAGAAAACCATTCAATAAACTTTTCAACAATGTTCTATCATCTGCTAAACCACCTGAAGAAAAGGGTTTGGGTGTAAGAGTAGAAGGTAAGGGTAGAACTGAGGCTAGAGAAGTTTCACTCACACCTCAGATAATTGAGGATATATTCAACGAACAAGATGGAAAGTGTGCTTTATCAGGAGCTGATTTAGACTTAGATGCTTTGTACATACCTAACAGTCCATTAGCACCATCTATCGATAGGATATCTAATAACTATGGATACCATCGTGATAATGTTCATATCGTTCTAAGATTTGTAAATATGGGTCGTGGAAAAAGTGAAGTAAATGAAGCTGTAGCAGCTATAAATTCTATAAAAGCTGCAGACTATGAAATTGGGCCTTGGTACTTTCCACCTATACCATACGATGAACTATTCTATAAACCTATAGCTAATTCTCTTGAAGCAGCTCAGTTGGGTTTGATAAATATCTTACAAGCACCGATGGGTGCTGGTAAAACTTACACAGCATTCATGCATCTTATTCCTGAACTGATTACTAAAAAGGATGTTGATGTAATATGGTTCTTTGCTCCAAATTGTGACAACATACCTAAGGATGAGTTCAATGATTATTTGGATGAGTGGTATGGGGATGAACGATTTGAGGGTATGAATCTTAGAAAGATAAAGATAATAAAAGTTGGTGGTCTTAATGCAAGACCTTGGAGAGAAGCAAAGAAAAAAATTAGAGATGGTTATACAACTATATTTATTTCTACCGATGCCACTATAGGTAAAGTGCTCTTAGAAAAAGATACATATGAACCAACTGAAGATTATAAATACTTGAAGTCTTTAGGGCAAAGGTTTGCTTTACTGAGAGATGAAATACACTATGGTTCTGTATCGGATAAGAAACTATTGAAAAAGGTTATGGGTGGTTCTGAGAACGAAAAGTATAAAGCCAGAATGTACAATGTTATGTCTGAGTTTACGGAAGTTACTCCTTGGGTATTTGGGTTTTCAGCAACACCAACATCAGAACAAATAGAAGAAGAAGTTGGAACAAGTAAGTATCAAATAATAAATGGTTGGGTTTCTCCAAAAGATTGTATAGCAAATAGTGCTTGGATAGGTAATATCTATCAAACATTAGATTTGAAAAAGTATTGTGATGATAATTATATGATGAAGTCTTTGAGGAGACTAATGTCTCGTGTAGAAAGTAGAAGTCTGATTATGGATAAGATGGTAGAATCAAACTCAAAGGACTTTCCAATACTAAATAAACTGATAACTAAAACTACTGGTATGATAAAGGTTGATGTTGGAAGTGATAAAGAACATAAAGCATGTTTGTATAGAGTAAAAAAACTTTTAGTAAAAGCTGGTATTCCAAGTGATTGGACATTCATTGAAACTACTGCAGATGGATGGGTAGAGTATAATTCAAAAGGTAGAGTTGAACAAAAGAATACAGGTCTTGGATGGTTGAGTGAAATAAATGATCCAAATAGTTCTGCTAGATTACTTGTTGTTGTGAATAAAGGTGATAAAGGTATAAATGTACCTACACTAACAGATGGATTGATTTTTAGAAATCCAACACCAAGAGACAAAGAGTTAGGTATTTGGATTGTTAGAAATCCATTACAATTATTAGGTAGATGGGTTCGTAAGAATTGGGGTGGTTTATCTTTAGAGGAAATAAATTCTCTATCAAGAGAAATAAGCTATCAAATTTTTTCTCAACTAAACACTTTTGATATTGAGGTACCAGATACACCACAATGGAAACAGACTATCGAAGAGTTTACACATCCAGTAAATGGTTATGCTGTAAGTGCTATAGATATATTAGGTTATGAATTTCAATGGCAAAGAAAAAAGACTGCATGATGAGAAAATTTTTTGAAGAATCAGACGAAAGTAGAGAATATAAATATAGGTGTTTGGTATATCCTAATATAACCTTTCAGAAGGACTTTACTAAGGATAGTTATTATATTATAATGTCTAACATACTAAAGTATTTGACAGCGCTGAGAGAGGATATACACTTTACAGTGCTTACTCCAGAAATAATGCCTGGCTTTCAATATGAGAATACTGAACAAGTTCTTTACAAACAACCAACTTATCCAAATGAGATGAGACAACATTTCGATACTTATCAACTGAAAAAGATTACCGACTATAAAACTAAAGATTGGGATTTTGTATATTGTTATTTACCTGAACATGCGCTACAATTAGAAAATCATTTCAACAATATGACTAATTGTAGACCTATTATATTTGGTTATGATGCTTATATAGAAATACCAAAGACGACTGGTTATGAGTCAAGTTTACTTAGACAGCATTATGCTGGCTTGATGTCTATGAATAGTGTTGGTGTAAATTCACAGGCAGTAAAAGATACTATTATAGAACACGCACCAAGTTGTTTACCTGATAAAGATGTAGAGGTACTAAAAGATAAGATAAAACCTTTACCTCGTGGTTGGGATAATGTAGAAGGCCCAAGAAAAAAACCAAACTCAGAGTCTAAAGTAATTGTTTGGAATCATAGGGCTAATAGTTACAAAAGCTATCCTTGGTTCTTACAACAGATGGATAAGTTATGGGAACAAAGAAAAGATTTTACAGTATGGGTGCCGCTAGCTGATTCAATAGATAGAGAATATATCTATAATGATAAATTTGATAGACAAGGATACTTTACAGAACTATCTAAGTGTTGGGTAGGTGCTTGTGGACAATCACATCATACAGGATGGGCTAACTCTGCTTCCGATGGTATGGCTGTTGGTGTACCTTATATCTTTTATGATGCTGATTACTACTCACAATATGCTGAGGATGCTGGTATCTACTTCAAAAAAGATGAAGAGTTCATAAAAGAAATGAATAATATATTAGATGACGAAGATTATAGAAATTTATATTCTGAGAAATCAGAGACATTGGGAAAGCAAAACTCTTGGGAAGAGATTGTAAAGCAATATAATGAACATTTTGTAAATGCAGAAGATAGTCTAAAGATGGTGAAGGAAACAGATGGCTATAAAAAAGTTGTGGATTATATCCACAAAATTGGCTCAGTAACAAAAAAGCAGCTGTTAGAATATATTGGATGGGGTAGAGGAATACCTTTCAATATCTACAGAAATAGACTTAGAACTGAACCTACAATAATATTAACTAAATATGGATATGAGGTAAGAAAATGAAACAGCTAACAGAAAAACAGATAGTAGAAAATTGGGAAAGCCTAATGAAACTTATCGAAGATACATTTGAAGGAGAACGTAAAGAGAAACTCTTAGGAATGTATAAGTATTTCGAAGATAGAATGTCAGTAGCGCCTGCTAGTGGAAAAGCACATTACCATAATGCTATGGTGGGTGGATATGTAGAGCATGTATTGCATGTTACAAATTGCGCTTTGAAGATAAAAAAGTTATGGGTTGAAGATGGTGCTACAATAAACTTTACAGACGAAGAACTTATCTTCGCTGCTATGCATCATGACTTGGGTAAGGTTGGTGACTTAGAAGAGGATTACTATATACCACAAGATTCGGAATGGCATAGAAAGAATCAAGGTTCTATATTCAAACACAATCCGAAACTACAGTATATGTCTGTTACTGATAGAGCATTATTTATTTTACAGCACTTCGGAATACCAATGTCGGAATGGGAATATATTGGATTGAGACTTACGGATGGAATGTATGAAGAAGCTAATAAGACATATTATATGAATTATAATCCTGATTGGTCTTTAAAGTCTAATATAGCTTACATACTTCATCAGGCTGATATGATGGCTACTCATATTGAGGGTGACGAATGGAATAGATTAGACGAAGAATCAAATGTAAAGGTTGCTACTAATATGAAAAAAGCAGTAGAAACAAAAACTGATGATAGTGATAGATTGAAAACTAAATCAGCTGATTTATTTGAAGAACTATTTGGAGAAAAATAATGATGATTCTGGAAATAATCCTTGTATTATTGGCACTTTTATGTGTAGCTTCTTGTTATGGATTATGGAACACTATGAAAAAGATGGAAATGATGGAAGATTGGATAGATGAATATAGTACGAGAATGTTGAATGTAAACAAAACCATAAAACAACTTGACTATAAAGATTACTTTGCTGAAGATGATGAGGTAGGAATTATATTCAAAGAAATAGAAAAAGCAGTTAATGAACTAGAAATAGAAAAGGAGCCTGTAAGTGGGTAGAAAAGCAAAAAAAGGAAGTAGTAGATATTACTTCACAATGGATACTGAAAAAGCAATTATCAGATACAATAATGCACCAGACAAACCTAGATTGAGAAATACGATATACAATGAGCATATCAGAAAGTCTTTTGAAAAGTTAGTTGAGAACATTATTCATACATTTAAGTTCTACTACTTTGATGTATCGTCTGAAGAAGTAAAGCATGAAGTCGTTTCTTTCTTAGTAATGAACATGCATAAATTCAAAGAGGGTAAAGGTAGGGCATTCTCTTATTTTAGCATTGTTGCTAAAAATTACCTTATCCTAAATAATAATAAAAACTATAAGATGGGTAAGATTCATTCACAAATGGATGTATTAGATTATAAGAGAAATACACAAAGTGAAAGGTCTGCTGAGGCTGCTAGTGAAAGTGCTTCTTTATTTATAGATGAGTTACATAGGTTTTGGGATACCAACCTTACTAATGTTTTCAAACGACAAAAAGACATTAGGGTAGCTGATTCTGTATTACATATTTTTCGTATAAAAGAAAATATTGAGAACTTCAATAAGAAGGCTCTTTATATTCTTATTCGTGAAATGACAGGCTCTAATACACAGCACATTACTCGTATTATCAATGTTATGAAAAAGTTCAATGATAGGTTATATCATGAGTTTGATAACTATGGTACAGTTGATATTTCATATACAGGCTCTTTAGTAAGAGAAAAAGATAATCCATTGGATATACAAGCTACTTACTAACTTTTCAACTCACATCACTAAAGGGAAGTAATACTTCCCTTTTTTGTGCCTTGTTATATTTTTTTATCAAAAGTTATAAAATTGGATATTTATATATAACCAACATTTTATTATATATCCATGGAGTCTAATTATGGCTAATGATTACGAAATATTCAAAGGTAAATCTTTGTCTGATTTATTTGAAGATATTTACAAAAATACAGAACGGAATAAAACACAATTAGAGGTTCTTATGAAAGAAGTGACCTCATTCATAAAAGATGGTGATACTGCCGTTCAAATAATTCCTATGCTCAAAGAGTATTTGGAAATAAATGTTAAAAATGATGACCAACTTGTAAAGATGGCAGCTATCGTACAGAGAATCATATCTACTGAAAATAAAGGTAGCTCTGAAGATGAGTTTGGTTTATCGGATGCTGAAAAAGAACAACTTCTAAATGCTGTAGAAGAAGTTGCTAGTGATGTTCAAAGACATTCTGATGATTTGGAGAGTAAAATTGTCAATAGCTGAAACTAGAATTGCGAGTACATCCCCTCAACAAAAAAGAGCTGGTTTATTATCACATAATGAGGCAATCGAATTATTTAAATCGATGCAAGGAGAAGTTGAACACAAACAATATGTGAGTGGGAGAGTACTAAAGGTTTATTCAACTCAAGAAGATTTACCTACAAGAACTAGAAAGGATGGCGTATCAACATATGCTTGGGAATTTCACGGTAACTTAGATGTAAAACTAAATTATAATCAGAAAGTTGTAACAAATGTAGGGCCTTTGTGCTCACATTTCAATTGTATGCCGTTAGTTGATGAAGAAGTGGTTTTAGTAGAACATGACGGACAAGTGTTTTACGACTTTCCGTTGAATCGAATGGGAAAGGTAAATCACAATAGGTCTGATAAGGTGATTGGTGAAGAGAGAGTAGTTGAATCAACTACTTATATGGCTAGACCAGTAATGTCAAATCACGGAGATACTACTATTCAAGGAAGATTTGGTAACTATATGATGTTTACTTCTGAACCTGAGGTGAATGGTTATAGGTCTTACCCAAAAATTGTAATTGGAAATAATCAAGATAAAGATACTTTACAAGTAGGTCATAAAAACTACGATAAACATTTTCCACACTTTCACGAACCAAATTCTATGGGTTCGGTTATTGAAATGACAAGCAATCCTCAACAAGCAGATTTAGAACCATCAGCTCTTGAAGAAGAACAAGAAGAGTTTTTCGATACTACAGGAGATACAATTACAATTTCATCCGATACTATACATATAAATTCTAATAGTCCTGGTTCTATGTATGTAACATCAGGTGATAGTATAAGTATGACAGCAATGGATGAAATAAATTTAGCAACTATTGGTGGTAGGGTAAATTTAGGATCAAGTGACACTCAAAGTCCAATAGTAAAAGGTACTGCTATGAGAAATTTTGTAAATGATTTGCTAATAAATATAGAAGGATTTTGTAATACTTTAGCAGCATTTGAAGGAGATGGTTCTGCTCAAATACAGTCTGCTGCTGATAGTCTAAGGGCTGGAATTACTTCTATGAGTAAAAAGTATATACAAGAAGAAAATCTTTTTAGTAAAAAAGTATATTCTGAATAATGGGGGAGATATATGCCACACGCTGATTGGCACAAAAAGCCTGTTTTAGCAACGATACTAAAAGAAGCAATAAGAAAGGAAAGTGCTGAAGAAGTAGTTCGTCTAAATGAGATTACCGATGACCTAATTCAACAAATTGAATCGAATGAAGAAACTGCTGATAAGTATTGGCAATCATTGATGAAAATAAAAGAAGGCATTGAGGATATAAAGAAGTTTTGGGCAGATACTGTTGAAACAAGAAAAAAAGTTAAATCAGCAATAAAAGTTGCTACAACAGCAAAAAAGGCTGGTGAGACTACTGATAAGGCTAGTACAATATCTATGTCGTTGAATCCAGTAGTAGCTGCTGTACAATATGCTACAAAACTGCTGATTGAATTATTACAATCTGAAATTACAGCATTGAGTGATGTTGTATCGATAATGGAGCCAACGCAAGATGAGTTCATATCATTTTCAGGCGGTCGTACCTCTTCTAATGTCGTGGTAAAAGGAACTTTCAATGAAAAAATAGAACAGCTAGAAAAGAGATTGGCTGATAAGAGAGCGATTAGAAAGGTAAGGAGAGAAAAATTACGACAAAAGAGACTTGCGAGAATAAATAATGCTGCAAAAAACTTAGCTGATGCAGGAAAAGAATTAACTGAAAATCTTAAAGATAGTCTTGGTGGAACAGGAGAAGATCCACCAAAGGCAGAATTAGTGAGTCATCAAAAATAAGTGGATTTTCCCTTATGTTTATATTTATATAATAACAGGAGTTAGGAGTCTTAAATGTCTACAAAGAAAAATAAATTGGTAAAAATGTTGAGAGAAATCATCAAACGTGAGGTACAAAAAGAGGTAAAGAAGATATTTATTAGTGAAGGTATGAAAGTACCATCTAATAAAATTGTCAATGATGTGCCCGAAGTTTTACCTAAACCAAAAAATAGAGAAGAAGTTAGTTATACTAAAAACCCTATGTTGAATAAAGTACTCAATGAAACAGCACAACAAAATGAAATGGAAGAATATCCAACGATGGGTGGTGGGACATTTGATAGTACAAAGATGGCACAGGCTATGGGATATGGAAATATGATGGGTAATCCTGAAGATAAGAGAAAGCTAGGTGCTATACAAACTGCACAAGCAGCTGGTGCTGATACATCAAATAAAGCAGTTCAAGATGTAATGAGTAATCTTACCAAAGACTATAGTGGTGTTATGAAAGCATTAGATAAAAAGGATGGCAAGATTTAGGAGATAATAAATAATGAGTGTAATACAAAATGATTTAGATCCAGATGTACTGATAGGACTACAATTACCATTAGGAGTTCATCAAGATGGAGTGTTCAAGCAAACACAGACTTTGCTAGAGCAAACTAAATCAAATATCAGAAATTTATTATTGACAAGAAGAGGAGAAAGATTAGGTAATCCTACATTTGGTTCGGATTTATTATCGGTAGTATTTGAACCAATAAATGATGATACCCAAAATTCTATAGAAGAAAAAATAAGAGCATCTATTAGTGAATTTTTACCTCATGTAAAAGTTGTTCGTGTACTATTTGAAGATTCTGAAAATGTGTTATCTCCAAGAATAATTTTTTCAATAAATACGGATACTACTACATTAGATGATATAACTTTAGAGTTGGGTAGTTTAAAAGATTCGGAAACAGGCGAAGTTGGACAACCTTTTAGTAGACAATTAGGTGGATAACTGGAGAAAATAAATGCCATATACAGCACCAAAAAATAATTCAATAAAAGAAGTAAAGTATCTAAATAAAGATTTTAGTTCTCTAAAATCAAATTTGATAGAATTTGCTAAGGTTTATTTTCCAAATAGTTATAATGATTTTAATGAATCTTCACCAGGAATGATGTTTATAGAAATGGCTTCATATGTGGGAGATGTTCTATCCTATTATGTAGATAACCAATTCAAAGAAAGTTTACTAGCATATGCAGAAGAAAAAAAGACAGTATACAATATGGCTCAAGCATTGGGATACAAACCCAAACAAGCTTCACCAGCTTCTGTAGTATTAGATATATTCCAAACAGTGCCAGCAAAGTCAAGTGGTACAGGTGCTAACTTTACTACTTCTCCTGATTTATCATATGCTCTAAATATAAAAAGTAATATGAAAGTTCAGTCAGCATCTGGTATTTCATTTTCATCTACTGAAGATTGTAACTTCAAATTTTCTTCTTCATACGACCCAATGAGTATTAGTATTTTTGAAACTGCTGGTAATGTACCAGTAAATTATTTATTGAGAAAATCTGTTAGAGCAAAGAGTGGTCAGGTAACTACAGAATATATTACTGTAGGGAGTGCTGAAAAGTATAAAAGAATTGCTTTAGCTAATGCTGATGTTACTGAGATTATTTCTTGTGTAGACAGCGATAATAATAGTTGGTATGAAGTTCCATTTTTAGCACAAGATACAGTATTTACAGATGCTGAAAATACAACAGCATCAGATCCTGATTTAGCATCCCAATCAGACCAATCTCCGTATTTACTAAAATTATTAAAAACATCAAGAAGATTTACAACATATATAATGGAAAATGGTAGAACTGAAATCAGATTTGGTGCTGGTATATCAGATAGTCCTGATGAAGAGATTATACCTAATCCTGATTCGGTTGGCTCTTCGTTGCCAGGCTCACCATCACAATTAGGAAATGCTTTTGATCCATCAAACTTTTTAAAGACTAAAGCATATGGTCAAGCACCATCAAATACTACTTTACAAATTACTTATAGATATGGTGGTGGTATAAGTAGTAATGTTGCTTCAAATACAATAACCACTGTACAAAAAATAGATGTAGCTATTGACACAAATGGATTATCAGCTCCCTTATTGTCACAAACAAGAAACTCTGTGGGGATTACAAATCCTCAACCTGCTACAGGAGGTAGGTCTGCTGAAAGCGTAACTGAAGTTAAAAATAACGCACTAGCATACTTTCAGGCACAATCAAGAGCTGTAACTAAAGAAGATTATATAACAAGAGTATATGCTATACCACCTAAATATGGTAATATAGCTAAAGCATATATCGTACAAGACAGTCAATTAGATACTGTAGATACAGGTGCTAATTCTGATAGTAGAATTATAAATCCATTGGCACTAAATTTATATGTATTAGGATATAATTCTATAAAAAAACTAACTAATCTGAATCAGGCAGTAAAGGAAAATATACAAACTTACCTAACTCAGTTTAGGATGGTAACGGATGCTGTAAATATAAAAGATGCTTTTGTAATCAATATAGCAGTAAAATTTAATATTATAACTAAAGTCGGATATAATGGAGAAGAAGTATTGCTAAGAGCAATACAGGTAGTAAGAAGTTTTTTCAATATTGATAACTGGCAAATCGGACAACCTATAATTTTATCTGATTTAGCTTATAAAATCTCACTTACGGATGGAGTATCAGCAGTCGTTCCTCCTGAAGAAAATAATCCTAACGGATTACCAATATTACTTACTAATAAATTTTTGAGTTCTGATGGGTATTCAGGAAATATGTATGATATAGCATCTGCTACTAAAGACGGAGTTGTCTATCCATCTATGGATCCAAGTTGTTTTGAATTGAAGTTTCCAGCAACAGATGTAGAAGGAAGAGTAGTCGGTTCTTCATCAGGAGATAACTAATGCACTATTTTATTTTTCCAGACAAAGATACAACCTTATATCAAGAAAGCGGTAGCCAGAATACTGGGCTTGATGAAATTTTAGAAGTTCAGAAAGAGCTAAGTGCTGCTGGAACTAATCCAAAAGTATCAAGAGCTCTACTAAAGTTTGACTTGGCTGAAATATCACAATCAATTGTAAGAGGACAGATATCTACTGATGCTAAATACTATCTAAATTTATATGATGCTAATCCAAGAGAATTATCAGTAAGTCAGTCACTATGGGCTTATCCTATAAGTCAAAGTTGGGCTGAAGGTGAAGGATTCAAAGCTGACAGTCCAGCAACACAAGCTGGTGCTAGTTGGAATTACTTAGATGATGCTGATACTAAAACTCAATGGTATGGTCCTCTAACTGGTTCTGGTGGTACTTGGTTTACAGATGTATACGCTTCCCAATCACTTCAGTATGAGACAAGAGACATAAGAATGGATGTTACGCCAATCGTAACTTCTTGGTTGAATGGTACATATACTAACGAAGGATTCATAGTAAAGAGAAGTGGTAGTTTTGGTAATGGTGATACCAATACCGATGAGGGTAGTACAAAAAGACTTGGTAGTTTATCTTTCTTTTCAAGACAAACTAATACCATATATCCGCCAAAGTTAGAGGTTGAGTGGTATGATACAAAATGGACAACTGGTTCATTATCAGCATTACCTAAATCAGAATTAGAAGATTTACAAATTTATATGAAAAATATAAGACCTGAATATAAAGAAAAATCAAAAGCTAAGTTTAGATTAGTTGGTAGAGGAAGATATCCAACAAAATCTTATTCGAATACATCGTCTCCTTATCTAACTTCTAAATATTTACCAAGTGGAAGTAAGTTAGTAAATGATGGTGCTTATTATTCAGTTGTTGATGCTGATACTAAGGATGTAATAATTCCATTTAGCACTGGTTCATTGATAAGTTGCGATTCAGATGGCAATTATTTTAATCTTTGGATGAACGGATTGCAGTCGGAAAGATATTATAAATTTGAATTCAAAGTAGTTAGTGGTAGTAATACTACTGAAGAGATGGTAAACTATTTTGATGATGATTTTACATTCAAAGTTGTGAGGTAAAAATGCCATATACAAAAGAGCAGCTTCAGAAAAATGAGTATTACCAAAATCTCAAAGATGCTGATGAACAAGCGTATTTAGCACAAAGAGAATATTATAAAACTCAATTTTATGATAGTCCAGAATTTGGTTCTAACGATGGAAGTTTAGTTGTAAGAGATACAAATGGAACTATGTTATTATTTGAAGATCCTTATAGTGGTGTATTATATGATGACGAAACTACAGTAATAGTAAAAAATCTCAGTACACCACAATATAGAATAAATGATGAAATATTAGATGAAGTAATAGATAGAGATATAACGGAATTATAATGTCAAGTAAACTAACAAATATAGATAAGCAATTACTAGATGCTGGTAATGAAATTCGTATAGGTAATAAGCCTTATGAAAATGGAATTTTTGGATCAAATCCAAATAGAGATACTATTGAACTTACTATATTCAATACAAGCGGAGGACTTATAGATTCTATCACTAAATCTTTTAGTGATATACAATTTGATAACGATGATAAATTATTACTAAGGCCGGTTGCTGATTTAACTTTAGCTGGATTAGAATCTGGAACATATGATTTACAATATAGATTTCTTAGAAAGTTAGCAGGTAGTGAAGATGATGTGCTAGTTCGTACTGTTCCTAATGAACAAGGAAAATTTGATATTTTTGAAGATGTTGAATCAATAGATATAACAGATGATGGTAAAATATTTGAAAAAATAGGTAGTGACAGAGGACAAGAACTACAGCTAAAGAAGATGACTCTATTAGTGGATGCTGTCTCACCATCAAGAACAGAAATACGGATAAAGGCTTCAGATGTAAATGGAAGAGGTAATTTTGAAGATTTTTCTAGATTAGGAGAATCTGTACGGAGAACAGAAGTTCCAACTGGCATAGTTCAATTTGGTACTGGTGGTGATGAAAATTTCATTACAAATACAAATGTTATGACTCTTACTCCTGAAGATGGTGGGTTTATATTTACACCTCGTATGGTAGGTGGTACTCTTTATGTAAAAGATGTATACCATACTTCGACTATAACTACTACTCCAACTACTGAAAATAATATAGTAACAGATCAAGAACAACTAAGAAAAGATGATTACGGCGAAGTTATAAAATATGGAGAATCTTTACCTTGGGATAGCAACTTACACGCAAACGCAGTAAGACCATTAGGCGATTGGAGTGCAGGATATTTACAATGGTATGCTAACAGTGAATTATGGGGCAACTCAACTCATTTAGGGTATTGGGGACATTGGGTTCAAGGAGAAGGTCGTGATGGTGGTGTATGTTTTAAATTTCCTGATATAAATCAATCTTTTGCTGAGGACTTTACTGCGTGGCCATTAGAAAATCCACATAGAGGTTTGATGTTATCTCATACCTTTAAAGATAAAAGTTTAGAGGTATTGGGTGTAACAGGCGAAGATAGTATTTTGATATCAGGATACATAAAGTCTAATGTCAATAATAAACAAATAAGAATTACAACTAAGTTCCCACAAGATTTATTATCTGAAGCGGAACCTGATAGCCCGCCAGAAGGATTTTTTGTAGAGGGTAGTCCTTTATTAGAAGAAAAGCCATCATCTCCTCCTGATAATTACAATCCCCTAACAATTGAAGCAGCTCAGTCAATAGAAAATGTTCCAGCTATAGCTATAATGGAAAATGGATATTCGACTGGAATGAATATTACAGCGTTTTTAAATGCGAGGGAAGGTTACGGGTGGAGTGTTGGACAGACGCCTAATGTTGCTACTGGTAATGACAGTACCCAACTAAATCGTAAGTCTCCACCAAGACCAGCCACTTATGGAACAGGAGTTTGGAAACTTCATATAGAAACAGACCAATCAGAAGCCGTAATTAGTTTAGAACTCAATCACTCTTGGGGTGATGCAAACGGATACAGTAACGGTGCTGGTACACTTAGTGAAGGTGGAGATTGGAAATGGGACGGAGAACAATGGACTGGATACCCAATAGCTACTGAAGTAGAACCTATAGTTGGTCATGATTCTAATGGTGGGGTATATAGAACTGTAAATCCAAACCAATTTCCTACGGCTGTAAATGCACACCCTTACAGACAAAGCGAAGAATTAGTTCAGACTAGAAGGCCGTTATTTGAAAGGTCTTTACCATCATCTACTGGATTTGAGTATGGGTGTACGATAGGAAAGGCATTTTATGCGTGGTTATTAGATGGACGTTGGGAAGTAAATAGTACCATTATTAACAGAGGAGATATTTCTGTTAAATATGTTATGCTTGGTAAACAAGACTTAATTTGGATAACAAAAGTTAATCAATCAAGCTCAGATAAAGTATTACTTCGTACGTGGGATGAAGTATTTCCTCAATTGAGAACAAGCTATATAGATAGAGAAGTCGATGGTGAAACTAAACAAGTAAGTATTTATGAAGATATATTTGAATTTGGATTTGTACAAAGTATAGTACCGGCACAGCATAGAAATAAAAATGTTACTGTAATGGGCAGTTTTCATATATTCTATAATGATGGAAATGGAAATAATAAATCTTTTAGAGTTGATACGTTTAGATCTGGTACGAATACAATTAGCTCAACACTTTCTAATAATACTATTTATCCAAACATAGGAAGTGATAGAGTATATAATATACGCGATTTAGATGAACCATTTGATAATACTATAAATGATAATGATTCTAAGGTAAAGTGGACTGTAAATAGGGACGATGGAGATTTTAGATTTTATGCTTTCGTAGGAAACCAATATTACAGAGTCGATGATGGAGATGGAGATCTTTACGAAATAAATGAGAGTGATTCTAATTGGTTTAAAGATGACTATCCAAGAACAATAAATGAAGATGGCTTTGAAGATTTTATTCAAAATCCTGATGTTGTATTTGAAAGAGATTTAACACCAAATGAAAGCGATTGGACAAAATGGGGTATTATAAAAGGTAGCCAATACTATAAACAAGAAGATGATAAGCATGTACTGATATCTACCTTTGATGAAGCCTTTATAGGAGCTGGTACAGTACAGAGTGGTGGTGAAGAACTTGTAGTTGGTACTAGAAATCCTGGAAAAGATAATTGGTTATTAGATGATGAAGGTAATACTTTACCTAATGTACCATATATTGATAATGGAAGTGGAAATTTAATAATCGGAATGACATCCGATAGAATTGGTACGGTAAGTCCTGAAGAACAATGGATTTGGACAGGACCAGATGATGCTAGTTCCGTACACTATTGGAAATATTCAGGTCCTATGCCACCACAATATAGTTTTGCCAGACCAACAAGCGGTGATTATGCTAAATTCATAGAAAATGTAACAGCAAATGAATGGGAAAGGTTTGAAGTTGCTGTACCTGTTCATCCTAATTGGAGATTGGGTGTTCCTGGATGGCAAGTTGTCTTTGAAGGAAATATAGGATCTAAACCTGGCATAGTATGGATGGATGATATTGATGTTAGATTTAGGTTGGATAGTCAATCTGTTGATCAATTAGTAAAAAAGCCATTTGTTGCTCAAATAAGTTCTGTAAATGAAACTGGAACACTGGTGGAATTAGATAAAACTTTTGAGGATGGAGCAATTGAAGTTAGCGATGATGATGATCCAGCAAATGCTTATTATCAAGATGGTGCTCAAGCAGGATCTTATACTGGATTTGAAGTAACATATACTATATTCAATCCAAGAGAACTTAGAACTTATTTGAAATTTGGAAACAATCATTATCTAACAACAAACTTTAGACAAGATAGAGCATCAGTTATAAAATGGCCACATTCTATAAATTTTAAAACTTACGAACCTTTACCACCAAGTATACAAAAGTTTTCCGAAGTTACAGTTGTAAAGGAAATGATTGAGCCACTATCCGAAACCGTTAGAATTGTAAATTTTACAGACAGTCCTCTTGGAGATAGACTACTAAAGAGTCCTGATTTGAACAATGTAGACAGTCCTTTACAAAGAAGAACTACACAATTCAAAAATGAATCAGAAATTCTAACATCGGATTCAATAGTTTCAGCTGAACTTAAAAACAAAATAGTTTCTGCTAGTACAGATAGTGCTGAAATAAATGTTGACTACAGCAGATATGAAAATTTTAATAATTTTGGTTCCGTTGAGAGAAGAATTGAAAACTTCAAATATAAATTAGAACTAATTGAAAGTTATAACGCATCAAGTGCGTCTTTAGTTTCTATTTCAGGTTCTGGCGATAATAGAGATTTGTGGTTACAAAGAACAAATGAACTAAAAAATGACTTTGATGGATTTGAAAATTATATGTATCATATTAGTTCATCATATGTTAGCAGTTCATTGGGGCAATTTTATGATAATGCGTGGCCGAAAGTTAGTGGTGCTGGAACTTTAACAAGTCCATATGTATTAGCACACACTACTTCTTCACAAGCAACTACTTGGTTTGAAAAAAATGTAGTTTCGGCATCTTTATTCGATGAAGAGAATGGTAATAAATTAAGTGGGTTGTTACCACAGCATATAATTGACGATAACAGCAACACAGATTATCTAAAATTTACTGATATGATAGCACATCATTTTGATAATATATGGATTTACATAAAAGGATTGAGTGACACTTTTGATAGAAGAGATAAATTAGATGAAGGACTTTCTAAAGATTTATTATATAGTGTAGGTAGGTCTTTGGGATGGAATTTAAATGATAGTTCGGATACAGTTGAGTTATCCAGATTTCATTCAGGACACGAAGTATCAGGTTCAAGTTTATCTGTTTACTCTGAGGTTTCTCAGAAAGATATAACAAGAGAAATTTGGGGTCGTATAATAAACAACATGCCTTTCTTTCTAAAAAATAAAGGTACTGTAAAAGCATTGAAAGGACTCATAAATATTTATGGTATACCATCAACAATATTGAGAGTAAAGGAATATGGGGGTCCCGCTATATCAGATGATGAAGCACCACAATTTGAGATAACAAGAAAATTTACAAAAGCATTAGATTTTAGGTCAAGTCAATTTGTAAAAGTAGCTTGGGCAAATGATACTGATTCGGAAAGAAAGCCTGATACTATAGAGTTTAGATTTAGAGCAGTCAGTAGTTCTAATCAAGTATTGGTAGAAAAGATAGGTAGTGACTTTACATCTAGCTTCAACATTAGTTTAAAAGATAATAATTCCGCTGACAATTATGGTTATGTCGCATTTACCCTATCAGGCTCAGATGGTCAAAAACAGGTTCAAAGTGGTGAACTTCCTATATATGATGGAGATTTTTATTCTGTGATGTTGAGGAGAACTTCAGGCTCAGATTCAGCTGAGGTAACTCAATCATTTCAATTATCTGTTGGTAAATATGATTCTAGTAGAAGTAAGATACATCTGTTTTCTGCAGCTACTATGTCTACAGATATTGCTGATTCAGGATCTTATAATCTTGCTTATGCTAATAATGGTACAATATTTATCGGTGGTGCTTCAAACACTACAAGAGGAGCTGCTTCTCAGACTGGCTCTTTTGGTGGTCAACTATCAGGTTCTATGATGGAGTATAGACATTGGACTGAAACATTGGGTGTAAAACAATTCAAAAATCATGTGGCTAATCCACAAGCATATAATGGAAATACTATATCATCATCATATGATAATTTAGTTTTGAGATACTCAATGAATGATAACAAAGATTTGAGTTCTGATACTGGTGGGATTAGAGATGTAAGTTCAAATCAAACAGCAACATTGTCAGGATCACATAGTGGATTTACTGGTAACTTTTTCAGTAATGTTGTTGATGAATTACAATCTCATATACCAAGTATAGGTGCTTTGAGAAGAACTACTAAGAAAATACGAATAGAATCAAATAATATAAAAGATGGTCAGATTTTACAGAGAACTAAAAGAGTTACTAATAGTCAATATGATACAGCAGCTAATGACTCTAATAAATTAGGTATATTTTTTGCTCCTACTGATGTTATAAATAATGATATTATACAATCTGTGGGTGATTTGAATTTTGAAAATTACTTAGGAGACCCAAGAGATAGGTTAGAAAATAGCTACAGAGGTCTAAAAGGTGTTGCTGATAATTACTGGCAAAAATACACCGAACCAAATAATTTTTGGGACTATATTAGATTACTGAAATACTACGATTCTTCTTTATTTCCACAACTTAGAAAACTAATTCCTGCTAGAGCAAAAGCTGATATTGGAATATTAATTGAGCCAAATATATTTGAAAGGTCTAAGGTTGTAGCAGGAAAAGAACCTGTAGTCACACAAGAAAATTATAGAGGTACGATAGATGTCAGTACAGACTTTATAGCTATAACATCATCTTATAATGCGGGTGTTAGTGTTAGTACATTTGATGCTTATTCAGATACTATCAGTATATCAAGAACAACTGAGTCAGGATCTATAATAACTGCTACTGGTTCATATGATACATACAATGGTACAATCGATGAACTAAAAGCGAGAAATTTTGATATAAGTATTTTTCAAAAATTAGGTAATGTTGGATTATATTCTAATGTAACTATGTCTCTTGAATCCGACACTTTGAATGGAGTAGTAGAAGTTCATCAGCCTGTTATTTCAGGATCAAGAATATATGGAAGAAATCAAAAGCAAATGAAATTCTATACCACCGAAGCTAGTCATTCACTAAACTTGTTTAACTCTTCTTCTTTCTATAATGTAGACTTAGATAATTTAGCAGACCATTCACAAGCCAAACTAAATTCTTTTTATTCTGGCGTAAAGAATACTTCAAAGACTACAATCGATGGTGGAAGACCAGTTGAAATTACAATAACATCTCCAACTAAACTTGTCACACAAGAAAGTGGAGAATCTACTTTGGAAACTGGTGATGGTAAGGTATCTAACTTCAAATTCAAAGATAAGAAAAAGAAGAAAAAAATCAAGAAAGTAAGTAAGAAAGGATTCCTTGCTAGTGGTATGCCTGATGTAAAGGAAATTGAAAAACAGAGAAAAATGTTTTCAAAGCCTAAGGATAGATTTGTTGAGGTGAAAGGCGAATCATCAAAGAATATATCTAAGAAAAAAGATGATGAAATACAGAGAGATGAGGAAAATGAGAAATAAAAAAATGAAAAATTTAATATTGTGATATTTATATATGATACCACAATCCAAACATACAAAAAATATTAGGAGTAAGATATGGGATTCTTAAACAACGCTACCATAACCGTAGACGCTATACTCACTAAAAAAGGTAGGGAGTTGCTAGCTCAGGGAACTGATGCTTTCAATATTACAAAATTTGCTCTATCTGATGATGAGGTGGACTACAGACTTTGGGATGTAACGCATCCTAACGGAAGTGACTTTTATGGTAAAACAATTGAAAATATGCCACTATTAGAAGCTTTTTCTGATGAGAATCATGTAATGAGGTATAAATTGGTAACACTACCAAAGAATACAGCTAGAATGCCGGTTCTCAATGTAAATCCAAACTCAGTAACATTTACTGCAGCTGGTGGATTGAATCAGTCAGCTATTGTGGTACAAGCTACAACAACAAATGTAAACGACACAAGTTATACATTCATACTACATGATCAATCTGTAGTAACTATGAATGTGGCTACAGGAGGTGGTGCTGGAGCACCAGGTGCTACTACACCTTTCTTTTTAGGAGAAGATGATGCACCAAATAGTAAAACTGTAGTTGCTAATTCTGTTAGATTAAGTTTACTACCTTTACCTCAGTCAACTCCTGTAGGTGGTAAGTCAACACAACTAACAGTTATTGGAAATGATACTGGTGCTACGAGTTCGATAACAATTACTAACGCGGTCAGATTGACTGGTACGTTGACAGCCGCAGGTTAAGGAGTAGATAATGGCAATTTATAAATTATTCAATTCCGATAGTGATGTAATAAGTAACGTAAAAGATACTGTTTCCTCAGGAATGTGGGAAAATGGTTCAGGAACATTAACTGCTTTTTACACATCATCAGTTCAATCAGGTAGTTCTGGCGAACATTATTTAGATGTTTTCGGATCTCCATCAACTACAACAGCTAGAAAAACTCAATTTTCAGTAGCCTTTGGTCACTTCAATGGAAGTGGTTCTTTAGGTGCTAAAGGAGTCGATGGTAATAGAGCATCTGCTGTTATATATCGTCAATTATCAAATACTTTATTAGGTCCTAACGAAAACCAATTTACTTTTGCTGGTAGTGGAGACCATACAACACCAAAGTATGTGTATGCTTTATCTGTTAGCAGAGAGTTTTTGAGAGAAAAAATGGATCCAGGCAATTGGGAGCTAAGATTAGGTAATGCTGGTGGTAAAACTTTACGATTTATTGACGATAGTGGTGCTACTACTAATCCAACTGTAAATCAAGGTGGTAGAGTATTCAATATTGTTAGTGGTTCTATTGCTAGTGGTGTTGCTGTAACTAAGACAACAGCAGCTAATCAACAGGGTGGTGCTTATGGACTATTTTATCCTGATTTGGGAATATTGATATTCAATGGACCTGTACTAAATACAAGTGCTTCCTTGGCTACTAATATTACTTCCAATACAAACGGAGACAATTCATTCAAATTATTTTCAAAGATTGCATCTGGTTCTCACTTTCAGGCTCGTAGAGAAGAAGTGATTACTTCACAGCATTATTTCGTGAGAGTACCTAATCAGGAATTTAATTTTAGTTCTAATCCAACTTTTGCTACAGCATCAGATGGTTCGTTTTCTGTTCCAAGCTATTATAAAAATCCAAAGTCTTTTGTAACGCAAGTGGGATTGTATAATGACTCTAATGAATTGTTAGCAGTTGCTAAATTAAGTAAACCACTATTGAAATCGTTTTCGAGAGAAGCTCTTATAAAAGTCAAATTAGATTTCTAAACTGGGAGATATTAGGTCATGTTTAAGACACTAGACCCAGGCGATATAAGAATAACACCATTCAAAGTTGGTAAGGAATTTACTGTTTCCAATACTGATAGTGGGAGTGGTGTATATTCATTTAGAGCAATTAGTGGCAGTTTACATAACTTTCTAACAGGTTCTGCTAATGTAAAAGTTTATCCAAATAGTGCTTCATTCTATTCAGGTCCTTCTTGGGCTATGATAAATAAAATGTATTATAATCAGATAAATGCGTCTACACCAAAGGACTGGACGGAACTGAATCCATACGATAACTTTGGTGCTAATAATGATAAACAATATAGACACTTACATAAATCAGCATCAATAATTTCTGTTCCTCAAAATTTATTTGGTGAGAGAATAAAACCAAAATCTATTACGTTGTCAGATGACAGCGGAGAGACTACGCTAACTATAAAAGACGATGGTGATGGTAATTTATATGATAATAATTATTCAGCTTCATATGCTAAATTTAGAAGTGGTAGTTTAGCTAATGGGAAATTTGATTTTACTCAAATAACAGCTACTACAGGATCTGTAGTTGGTAATGTTTTTTACGAACACGGCATAATTGTTATGACAGATACTGGAAGTAAGTATATCGATGTTGGTCAGAAAGAAGGTACTGATGGATTTTCTTTGAGATATAAAGCTCAACAAACTATTAGAGAGTATGAATATACTTGTGTAGTTGGTGAAAATGAATTCAATGGTACGATGAACATAACTGCTACTAAAGAACGAAGTGGTAGTATAAGTGTTACAGGTGCTGATGCGTGGAAATTGTTTCCACCAGGACATGCAACTGCTAAATCAGGCTCATTTAATAATTCATATACAGCTGCTGATTCATATGAAAATTTCGTCACACATTCCGAATTTAGACCATATGTAACTAAAGTTGGGTTGTATAACGACTTCAACCAACTTATAGCGATAGGACAACTATCAGCACCCATAAAGAACGAAAAGGATCTGTCTTTGGGAATTGTTGTTAGGTTCGATTTATAGTGGGTAAATTTAAGAAACTGTGGGAAGTATCTAATGTTCCAGGCTATTCTGCTGATTCAGGTGAACCTGATACTGGATTTATAAAAGGTAAAGAGAAAAGAACTTTAGGTATATTACAAGGAAGACCTGAACCTTGGTATGAAAGGGGTGGTTACACTCAAACTTCTTTTCCAGAAGCTGATTTCATTTATGGTGAAGATGGAGAGGAACAATTTAGTGTAACTAAAACAGCATTCGTCAATGATATCAATGATGATTTTGAAGCACATTTTGAAAGTTGGGAAGATTGGATTGCTGATGAAGATTTTGAGACACAAAATACTGATAAAATTGAAGAGTCAAATTACAGTAAAGCTATGAAGTTTAGTTTATTGGAAAGAATAGATTATTTAGATGTAGCTACAAACTTAGTAAAGCAGTATGGGCTGAAGTCTAAAGTAAAGTTTGGAAGCGGAAAAGATTTTGGAGAGTATGTACCTGAAATAGATACTGTAACTCTAAGAAGGTCATACCCATCTGTAAAAGAGTTCCTATTGACAATACTGCATGAAATAGGTCATGCACTTGATGCTAAAAGATTAGGAGTCAAAAAGTATATAAAAAAATATACTCAGGCTGGAACAATGGCTACCTACAAAGGATTAGACCCACATGACGATAATAAGTGGGAAGAGAAGGCTGAAAGATTTGCAAGAAAAGAATTATCTAAGTGGTTGTAAAATATTTTTGATTAACAAATAATTCTGTAATATATATTACTAATAATATTATTAATTTCTGGTTATATAAAAAATCACAGAAAGTTTTTTATACAAGAACCGTTTGACCTTTTTGACAAATAATGGCTTAAGTACTTAACCAGGTAGCAAGCAAGATAAGCAAGGCAAGCAAGACAAGTATTAACAAGTACCAGGAAGAAATAATAGAGATAAATATGAAAACAAGAAGCGCAAAGAACAAAGGTAAGAGATTACAAAATAATGTAAGAGACTTACTATTAGAAACATTTTCAGACTTAGAACCAGATGACATTGGTTCACAAATAATGGGAGTGAGTGGTGAGGATATCGTCCTTTCTCCTGCAGCTCGTAGACTAATACCATATTCATTTGAGTGTAAGAATCAAGAAAAACTAAATATTTGGGATTCTTTACAACAAGCAGAAAAAAATTGTGGTGTTTACGATCCTGTATTGATATTTAAAAGAAACAGAAGTAAGACATATGCTGTCATAAACATTGAGAAATTTATAGAACTAATAAATGAAAATAACAAATCTACTAAATAGAGTAATAGGTAACAATGGTAGGCCTGTAAAGAAACTAAATGAATATGTTTGGTGGTCTCCATTTGTACATCATCATAAACCAAAACTACAGATAAATGTAAAAACTGGCAAATGGCATTGTTGGGTTTCTAATCAAGGTGGACATAACCTATTTCAGTTACTCAAAAAACTAAAAGCTAGTAGAGAACACTTTGAAGAACTATCAGAATTAGTTGGCTCCCCAAAAAAATCACTATCACTATCATCAAATCGTGATGATGTCAAGCAAAAAGTTCTAAGATTACCTGATGAGTACAAGCCACTTTGGGAAAGTGATAATAGTATTGTCAAAAAACACGCATTAGTACATTTGAAAAAAAGAAAGATAGAGATGTGTGATATTATTAGATACAATATTGGTTATTGTGAAAGTGGCTTATATGGAAATAGAATAATCGTACCATCTTATGATGATACTGGAGAACTAAACTATTTTATAGCCAGAAGTATTTTTGATGGCGGGATGAAATACAAAAATCCACCAGTATCTAAAGATGTTGTTGGTTTGGATTTATTTATAAATTGGGACGAGCCTATTGTATTATGTGAGGGTATATTTGATGCTATAGCCATAAAAAGAAATGCTATTCCATTATTTGGTAAAACTCTACCAAATTCGCTAATGAAAAAAATATACGAAAAAAAGGTCAATGAGATATATATATTATTAGACAACGATGCCGTAAAAGACTCAATAAGAATTACAGACAAACTTATGAGAAATGGTATAAATGTTTATTATGTTAAACTAACAGATAAAGATCCATCAGATATGGGATTTGAATCAGTTACAAATCTTATAAAAGGTGTAGGCAAAACAACTTTTTCTGATTTTATTAGGATGAGGCTAAATGGTAAGAAAAAACGATATATGGAAATTTAACGATGGTGAGTGGAAAGTACACTTTACAGATAAAGAACTTTGTAAAAAAGTAAAAATAAATTTTGATTTGGGAAAATCTGTGACTATTTATTATGAGAGTGGTTCTTTTAAGAAAGAAACTGCTTGGGATATTATAGTACCAGACAATAAAATAACAAAAGTGAAAAAATTCATAAAGGATAATTCTTGAAAAAAGAAACTGTTGTAAAAGTTCCTTTTCGTAAACTAAAACACATCCACCATATTTCAGATATACAGATTCGTAATCTAAAGCGACACAAAGAGTATGAACAAGTATTTGAAAGAACATACGAAGAAGTAAGAAAAAATAAAGATAATGCCGTAGTCTATATCGGTGGTGATATAGCTCATTCAAAAACCGAAATGTCACCTGAATTAGTCGACCAGTTATCTAGATTATTTAAAAATCTCGCAGACATCTGCCCTACAATATTGATTGCTGGTAATCACGATTGTAATTTAAATAATATGTCTAGAATGGATGTCCTTTCTCCAATCGTAAATAATTTACGCCATCCCAATTTACATTACCTCAAACGTAGTGGAATCTACAAATGTGCTGATGTAAAATTTGTCGTATGGGATGTATGGGAAAAGGAAGATGACTATATTGAGGCTAAAGATGTTGAAGGTGAAACAAAAATAGTTCTCTTTCACGGAACAGTGGATAAGTCAGAAACAGACTTGGGTTTTCATTTACCATCTGATGTGAAAATATCTAAGTTCAAAGGTTATGATTTGGGGCTGCTTGGAGATATCCACAAAAGACAGCACCTAGATAAAAAAGAAACTATATCCTATTGTGGTAGTTTGGTTCAACAGAACCACGGAGAAGGACTTTCGCATGGTTATTTATTATGGGATGTAGCAAAGAGAACATCTGAGTACATAGAAATACCGAATGACTACGGCTATTATACAATTGATATTGAAGATGGTAAGGTGCCTGATTGTCACGATATACCTAAGAAGGCTCGATTGAGAGTTAGGGTATCTAACACCACACCATCACAGCTAAAGAAAGCTATGACTTTGATTCATAGTACTTATGGTGTAAAGGAAGTATCTATTACAAAAACAGATTCTCTAACATCACAAGACAAAGTCAGAGGACAACATATAGCAGTAGGTAATGTGAGAGATGCTGACTATCAGTATGGATTGATAGAAGAGTATTTGAAAACAAATCATTATGTAGATGATAATACTTTACTTGATATCAAAAAAATAAATAAAGAACTAAACACGATACTTCCAGCAGACAATGTTCAGAGAGGTGTGACTTGGGAAGTAAAAAAGTTTGAATTTTCAAATATGTTTTCATACGGAGAAGATAATGTAGTTGACTTCACCAAACTAAATGGTATCGTAGGTATATTTGCTCCAAATGCTAGTGGTAAATCTTCTTTATTAGATGCTCTTTCGTTTTGTTTATTTGACACATCATCTAGAGCTTATAAAGCTCTCAATGTTTTGAATAGTAAAAAGAGTACTTTCTATTGTAAAGCTACAATTGAAGTTGATGGTTGTGAATATTATATTGAAAGAAAAGCTAAAAAGTTAAGAAGTGGTCACGTAAAAGTTGATGTAGACTTTTGGACAACTGATGATGCTGGTGATAAACTTTCTATGAACGGAGACCAAAGACGAACTACTGATGTAAACATTCGTAAGGTTATTGGAACTTATGATGACTTTATAATGACAGCACTTTCTCTACAAACAAACTCAACTGTATTTATTGACAAGACACAAAAAGAAAGAAAAGACTTGCTTGCACAATTTATGGGTATTGGTGTATTTGACCAACTTTATAATTTAGCTGCTGACGAAATATCTGATGTGAGTTCTCTACTAAAATCTTTTAAGAATAATAACTATGATAGAGAATTAGCAGATATAAAAGAATCTTTAGTTGATTTTAGAGCTAATTCAAGATCTTTATCTAAAGAAAAAAATGAAAACATTATTGATAAAAAAGAAGTAGATAAGTCAATAATATCATTGACAAAGAAACTAAAGAAAGTAGACACATCAGCTTTAAATATTTCTGAGTTAGAAGAAGAAAAGGCTAAATTATCATCTGAGTTAGATAACGCTAATGATAAAGTTGGGAAGTTGAAAACTCTATCAGAACAATACAAGGTAGAAGAGACAGAACTAAACGAAAAGATAAGCATCTATAAAGAAAATGAGATTGATAAAAAGTTTGCCCAATTGGAACAGTATACTTTAGAAAAGGGTAACAATCAAATTGAAATAGATAAACTAAAAATAGAAGTACATAACAAACTTGACAAAATAAATAAATTAGGTAATTTAGAATATGATCCTGATTGTTCTTATTGTATGAGTAATCCATTTACGTTGGATGCTATGGAAACTGAAAAGAAATTGAATCAAGATAAAAAATTAGCTGATAAATTTATCAAAGAATCAGATAAATTAGAAACTATAATAAATGGTCTTTCTCATATAACATCACATAAACAGCAAATGGATGAGTGTATACAGCAATTTAGTTTACTAACTTCTAATATCAGTAAAGTAGATAGTGACGAAAAGTTGACTATTGAAAGAAAGAAAAATCTAATTAGCCAATTAGCAATTACAGAAGATAAAATAAACTTATATCACGAACAAGAAAAAGATATACAATATAATATTGGTTTACAAAAAGAAATAGAAGCTATAGAATTGGAATCGGAAGAGTTAGAACATACTATAGAAGAGTTGGATAAAAAATTACAATCTGTAAATGGTGAGATAAAGGTATTAGAAACTAATCGTAAAAATATATTATCTAATATCAAAAAGGTAGAGGAATTAGAAGATAAGTATGCTGCTTATCAATATTATATGGATGCTGTAAAAAGAGATGGTATTCCATATGAGTTGATATCAAAAGCACTTCCAACAATTGAGGGTGCTGTAAATGATATCCTATCTCAAATTGTAGACTTTTCTATGATATTAGAAATGGATGGTAAAAATATAAATTGCTATATAGTATATGATGATGATAATGTATGGCCTTTAGAACTATCTAGCGGTATGGAACGATTTATATCATCTTTAGCTATGCGTGTGGGATTGATAAATGTATCTAACCTACCAGCACCTAACTTCTTAGCAATCGATGAAGGTTGGGGAACTATGGATTCGGATAATCTAAATTCTGTTTATAATCTATTTCAGTATCTAAAGTCGCAATTTCAATTTACAATGATTGTATCTCATATAGATTCTATGAGAGATGCTGTAGATACCTTATTAGAAATAAAAAAAGAAAATACCTTTTCTAACGTGCATTTCGACTAGACGAATACATTATATTTTTTGGTTTAGTTTCACCACGCTTTAGACTTAGTATATACTGATTCAAAATAGCACTCATACTAGTACTTTCTCCTTTAGCATAGACTCTAAGCCATTCCATTAGTGATTCTTCTATAGTAAAAGAATATTTCTTTTTCATACCGATAATCTCCTTAGTTTGTATATATAATAAATACTATTTTTTTAAGATTTTATATTTATTACTATATCGGAAAACTGAATGAGCATTACTAAAAAATACAACAAACCCCACGAATTAGATGAATTAGATGTATTGATTGATGATAGAGATAAATCTCAACACATCATCATTACTGATATGCCTGAGAGTCTCCCACAAGGAAAGAGTTCTTTTCTTATAGAGACAGGTCCTTATATGAAGGATGGTGTAGAAATTCTTATAGACTTCATTGATTCAGAAGGAAACTCAATTTATTCAGAACCTATATCAGAATATCTTGAAGGAACTTCTAGAAGAATAACAGTAGAAATATACGATGATACTGCTCCTGGCGTTGCTAATCTGATAATTGTAGGTGAGTTAGATTCTGTACCTACTGATCTTGGATTATTTAGTGATGTCGAAGAAGTACCTGATGAGTTCAAAGGTGCTTATAATGTTAGATTGACTCGTGAGGTCATAATAAATTCAGCTGCTGTAAATACACAGCCTATTAGATTTTGGAATGCTCCTAAAATATCAATAGCTGAAAAAAGATTTGGTACATTAGTTAGAACCGAAACTACTAGCTCTATATCAACACCATCGTTTACAATAGAAGGTAGACCAACCGATGGATTTGAATTCAAAGAGATATCACAAAACGAGCCAGCACAAGGTTCAATTGCTGAACAAGATAAAATATTAGAAGATTTTAAACCAGTAGATAAAACAAGAGAAATTACAAAGCAAAGAAAAAAACTAAAATCAAAAAAAGGAAAACGAAAGTCAAAATTTGGTAGACGAATTGGTCAGATTTCTAAAAGAAGCTCTCCTGAAGAATTTCCATATAGCTATAAAAGTGATGGTAAATTTCTAAGTAAACATATAGGCGGTAAGCTGGTATTTGATAGTATAGATACTAGTATTTATAGTGATGAACAACTAAAAGAATATGGGATTGAAGTTCCATCTCTAACCAACAAGCATACAAGTTCTTTAGACGAAGTAATAAATTCAAGTACATCACTTGTCTCAAAACCATTTTCAGTACCTGCTGTTGGTAGAGAAAGTAGTGAAATAATCTTACCATTCAAAGGTACTGCTCATATAGAATTTGAGGCCGAACCAACACAATCTTATAATGTTGCGAACATCATATCTTATGCTGATGTAACATTGAGCAACCTCAGAGTATTTTCAGGCGATGTATATAAAGCAAAGGTTATGGTTAGAAGTGAGGGTTCTTTTGATGATTTCAAAACTTTAGCAGAAATGCCAGTAGAATCATCTGAGTTGTTAGTGGATAAAACTTCAATCGGTGAGGGAATAAGAACTGGATATTTTGAGAATATAGCAGACATCACTAATTATTGGGAAAAGTTCGGTGGTACGAATGGTACACAATCAAGCACATCTGAAGTATTTACATATGATAATGATGTATTATTAGACGCAGTTTATCTTTCAGGAAGCTTAGATACCTTTGGTAATCAATTAAGGTTTCAACAAAAAAGTGATTATAAATTTAACTTGGTTGCTGGTTTAGATTATACTATATCATTTATTGCTTGTGGTAAAAAGGGTATAAGTAATACAGCAACATTGCTTCCCTACATTTCAGGTTCATCATCATACCAAAAGACAAATCAACAATTCATTGATGAGACATCTCAGACTGTATTAGAAGAACCTGCTCAATATGGTAGAAGGTTGGGAAGCTTGGAAATGAATAGTAGTGATGATACTGAAAAAGATTTTGGTTTAGTAAAACATCAATTTACTGCTGATAAAGATGGTGATGCTATTTTACAATTTAGAGTTCTTGATGGTTCTTGGTACATATCTGATGTGTCTATAAAACCATCTCAAGATACTGGATTCTCCCCGTCTCTATTTCAGTTCTTACAAGAAATGCCAAAAGAGTATCAACATAAAAGACCCGAAACTTTTGAATTTTTAGTAGAGTTTTATGATGCTAATAATAATATTGCTGATTCTATTGCATTCAATACCGGCTCTGTATTCGATGGAAGTAATATAGTAATAAGCGGTAACGATAATATTCAAAGTGGTGATATGTTTTTAGGTGGGGATACTACTGGAAGTGGTATACATTTTGGAGGAGTGGATTCAAAGCTACCTGAAACAGGCGGAGATGGAGCAGAAGGCTCAGGCTTTATTCGTTCTATAGGATATCAAGGATTTACAAGTGCTTCAAATGATTCACTTGGTGGAACTGCTGGATTTATGATTTACAGTGGTTCTGTTTTACCAGATAGTGGAGAAAACTATGCTGGTGTTGGTTTAGAATTAGTTGCTAAAAGTGGTTCTTTAAAATTCAGAACGAATCCATCAGTATTTGATGTTAGGGCTGACTCATTTTTCGTAGGAAAAACTACCACACAATTCCTAAGTGGTTCAGGTGGAAATGTGGAAATAAGTTCGAGTAACTTTCACCTAACGCCTGAAGGTAATGTTACTATGAGTGGTACAATTACTGCTGAGGCTGGATTTTTAGGAAACTTTTCAATAGACGATGGCAGAATTAGTGGTAGTAATATTACTATGGATGCTAATAACTCGACTATATTCAAATCAGACCAAGGTCCAGGTAGTGATTCTTCAGCTGCTTTTCCTGAGTTACGAAACGAATATTATTTAGATTTCTCTCCTACAGTAGAAAATCCTGATAACTTTTTTGTAAAATTTGGTCCTAACTTTATGGTTGATAAAGATGGAATTCTTATTGCTAGTGGCGCTCAATTTGAGGGAAGTATAACTGCTAGTAGTGGAATGATAGGTGGATTTCAAATAAGTAGTGCTTCTTTATTTTCTGATAATTTTTTTATAAGTGGTTCTGCTACTGGTAATGACAAATTTATATCTACAAGTAATTTTAATGTAAAGGCGAGTGGGGATATTACAGGCTCTAAAGTTCTCTTTACTGGTGGTAAGATTGCTGGATTTGATATTAGTGGAACTAAGTTACAACAAGGAACATCATTCAATTTAGATGGTGCTTCTAGTGCTACATACTTTATATCATCTTCTAATTTTCAAGTTACTCCAAGCGGAGAAGTAAGTGGTTCAGAGGTTCTTTTTACTGGTGGTAAAATAGGTGGATTTGTAGTAGGCTCCGGCTCACTAAAAAATATTGAAAATTCAATAGAATTAGATAGTGCTTTGCCTGGATTTAGAGTAAGAGATGGTGGTGGTACAAGTAGAGTAGAAGTAAAATCTGGTTCATTATCAACTGTTGGTGGTGGCGCACAATATATAGGTAATAAAAGTTTTGAGGATGATTCCATATCTGCTGGTAGAAATGTAGTAGCAACTGCCACAAGTTGGTCTTTTGCTCTTACTGGAAAGGTTAGTGCTAGTCTAACTGATAGAAGTGGATTTGCTGATGATGATAAAGCAGTAAGTGGTGACAATACTCTTGATATGGTTGTACCTGCTGGAGCTGCTAGTTATGCTTCGAACAACCAATATGAAATAACACAGGTTATAACTTCATCTTTTACAGCTGGCGATGTACTTTCATTTAGTTCTGTTGCTCGTTTTAGTTCATCATTTGGTGGTAGAGGAAAGGACAGAGCATTAGGTCCTCAGTATTTTAGATTAGAATATTATAATGGTTCTACATATGTTCCGTTTTTACCACAAGCAAACTTTACTTCTTCAAATGGATTTGGAGAATACTTTTTAGGTAGTGGACAATACAATAGTTTTGGTGCTAGTGCTGAGTTACCAGCAGATGCCACCTTTGTAAAAGTTAGATTGAGTGGTTCTATAAATGATGATACTGGATTTACTATTGAAAAGCCATTGTTTGTCGGTGCTAAAGGAACTGTAGATTCTTCACTTAGTGGGAAAAAATTTAAAAAGACAGTAAAGGGAAGTGCTACAGCAGAGTTTCCTGAAACAGAACTTACTTGGGATAACTTTTCGGTTCGTAGTAATAGAAGAAGAGTAGAACTTACAGACCAAGGTTTATTAATTTATAATTCAGAAGATAGTTTCTTCAAAATGGATTCTACTGGTATTGAGTATAGAGGTGGAAGTGGCTTGGCTAGTTTCGGGCAATCTATAAACAGAGAATCATTTACAAACGATAGTCAAGTTGCGGGTACTCTTGGTGCTCCAGCAATACAGGCATATAACGCAGATCCTGAAGATATAGGAACAGTTGCTTCAGATGGTAATGTTGGTGACTTCGCTAAGGGAAATCACGTACATAGAATTACTGGAGCAACAATAAATAGTGCTCTAAATGGAACAACACTAAATAATTCAATATTTGGTGGAACTTTCAGTAGTACTGTTAGTGGATATATAACTGGTTCTTGGTCATCACAATATTTCAATACATTATCTGCAGCTAGAATTACAGGCTCATTTACTTCTTTGTCACAATCATTAGCTGCTCGTATTACAACCGAAGAAGCTGAAACAGGAGACATAACGGCGGTTACTGCTGGTGATGGACTTACTGGTGGTGGTAGTTCTGGTGATGTTACATTGAATGTCGTTGGTGGAACTGGAATAACTGCTAATGCTAATGAAATAACAACCACAGATAGTGAGATTGTTCACGATAATCTAAGTGGATTTGTTCCTAACGAACATGTAGATCACTCTTCAGTTTCAATAACTGCTGGTACTGGATTGACTGGTGGTGGAACAATTGCTTCTACAAGAACATTAGCAGTAGACTTTACAGACTCTACATTGAAATCAAATATTAGTGGTTCACTATCAGCTGAAGCTATAAGAGCATTAGGTGCGGGTATCTTATCAGGTTCTGCTGGATCGATGAGTAGTTTCAATATTACAGATGGTTCAACTTCACAAACAATTGCTGATGGTAATAATTTAACATTTGCTGCTGGAGAAGGAATAGATGTAGCAGTAAGTGCTACGGATACAGTTACATTTTCTGGTGAAGATGCTACTACAAGTAACAAAGGTGTTGCTTCATTTAGTTCTGATAACTTTAGTGTATCCAGTGGTGCTGTTACAATAAAAAATGGTGGAGTAGCAAATGTAGAATTAGCAAACGATTCTGTTACTGTTACTGCTGGTGACGGATTAAAAACAGGCGGAGAGGTAGATTTAGGAAGTTCGGTAACATTAGATATTGATGTAAGTGATTTTGCTGGAACAGGACTAAAGGATGAAGGTTCTGAAAATTTAGGAATAGATTTTTCAGATTCTACATTCAGAACAAATATTAGTGGTTCTTTTACAGCACCAAGTGCTTCATTTAGTACTAGAGTAACTGCTAATAAAACAAAATTAGATACTATTGAAACAAATGCTACTGCTGACCAAACTAATGCTGAGATTAGAACTGCTGTTGAAGCTGCTAGTGATTCTAATGTCTTTACTGATGCTGACCACACAAAACTAAACGCCATAGAGGCGAGTGCCGATGTTACAGATACAGCAAATGTTACAGCTGCTGGTGCTCTAATGGACTCTGAGCTAAGTTCTATTGCTGATGTAAAGGCTTTAGACCAATCGGTAGTTAGTGGTGCTTCACCAACATTCGGTACTGCTAATTTTACAGACGCATCAAATAAGAGATTAATGACAGATGCTCAAGAAACTAAATTAGACTCAGTTGAAAGTAGTGCTGATGTAACTGATACTGCTAACGTAACTTCAGCTGGTGCTTTAATGGATTCTGAATTGAGTTCTATTGCTGATGTAAAGGCTTTAGACCAATCAGTAATTAGTGGCGCTTCTCCTACATTTGGTACTGCTAATTTTACAGACGCATCAAACAAAAGGCTTATGACAGATGCTCAAGAAACCAAATTGGACTCAGTTGAAAGTAATGCTGATGTAACCGATACATCAAATGTTACAAGTGCTGGTGCTCTAATGGATTCAGAAGTTACAAATTTATCTTTTGTAAAAGGGCTAGCTTCTGGTATTTCTAACGGAAATGTTTTAGTTGCTAATTCTGTAGTAGCTGATAATGATTTCTTAAAAATTGATGGAACATCTGTTGAGGGTAGAACAGCTGCCGAAGTAAGAAGTGACTTAGGTATAGAAGCTGGTGCTACTGCTGACCAAAGTAATGCAGAAATTAGAGCTGCAGTTGAAGCGGCTACTGATTCCAATGTTTTTACGGATGATGACCATACAAAATTAAATGCGATAGAAGCTAGTGCTGATGTAACTGATACTGCTAATGTAACATCTGCTGGTGCTCTGATGGATTCTGAACTAACATCTATTACTGATGTAAAAGCATTAGACCAATCAGTTGTTAGTGGAGCAACACCATCATTTACCACTACTAATTTTACAGACGCTACTAACAAAAGACTGATGACAGACGCTCAAGAAACAAAATTAGATTCAGTTGAGAGTAGTGCTGATGTAACAGATACAGCAAACGTAACAGCAGCTGGCGCTCTAATGGATTCTGAAGTTGATGCAGATATAAAAACTTTATCATTACCAGCAAGTACAACAATATCAGCTTTTGGTAGAACTCTAATTGACGATGCTGCTGCGAGTAATGCTAGGACTACTTTAGGACTAGGAAGTATATCAACATTGAGTAGCATTGATATTTCAGCAAATACAAATTTAGCAGCTAGTACAGGTATCACACTTACAGGTGATACACTAACTACAAATGATGGAGAAATAGTTCATGATGATTTAAGTGGCTTTGTAGCAAATGAACATATAGACCACACAAGCGTAACACTAACTGCTGGTGATGGTTTGACTGGTGGTGGGACAATAGCCTCAAATAGAACTTTTGCCGTTGGTGCTGGAACTGGTGTTACTGTAAATGCTAATGATATAGCAATCGGTCAGGCAGTTGGAACAGGAAACTCACCGACATTTGCTGGTGGTACATTAGGAAATATTAAAGTAGGTGTTACTGGCGATAATGAAATTGATACATCTTCTGGTAACCTTACAATAGATTCTGCTGGTGGAACAATCACAATGGATGATAATGTTGTTATTTCAGGTAATCTAACTGTATCTGGTACAGAGACAATTATTGATTCTACAACATTAAATGTTGCAGATAGAATTATAGAACTAAATGCTGGTGCTAACGATGGCGGACTTTTTGTAAAAGAAACAAGTGGTGGCAACGCTACAGGTTCATTACTATACGATGTTAGTGAAAACCGATGGGTTGCTGGTACAGTAGGAAGTACTACAAATATAGTGGGAACTTCAACAACTGATACACTTACAAACAAAACAATTAATGCGAGTAATAATACTTTATCAAATATAGCAAACTCATCACTTTCAAATTCGACTGTAAATTTTGGTGGAATCACTGTAGCATTAGGTGCTTCAGACACAACTCCCGCATTTGATTTACAAGATGCAACAGGACTTCCGATAGTTGATGGAACATCTGGTACACTTAGTGTTGCGAGGGGTGGTACAGGTGCTACATCGCTAGATAACTTAATTACCTTATCATCACATACTACTGGAAACTATGTAGCAACAATTACTGGTGGTACTGGAATTGATTCCAATGGTGCTACTTCAGGAGAAGGTATAACACATAGCTTATCTTTAGACTTAAATGAATTAGGTACAGAAACAACTATAGCTCAAGCAGACTTTGTGGCTATGGTAGATGCAACAGACAATGGCTCACAAAAAATAACATTCAGTAATTTTGAAGATGAGATATTTGGTAATGTTAGTGGTGATATTTTAATAGCTGCTGGTGGAGCAGCAACCATACAAGCAAATTCTGTTGCTTTAGGTACTGATACAACTGGTAATTATGTGGGAACTCTAACTGGTGGAACTGGTATAACATCTACTGGTGCTACTTCAGGAGAAGGTATTGCACATTCAATATCTGTTGATTATGGCTCATCTTCAGGTACAGCAGTTCAAGGTAATGCTACTGCTACATTTACTGGAACTTCAAATGAAATTACAGTTTCAAATTCTTCTGCTCAAGCATTAGGTGGTAATATTGCTGTAACAATTGGATTGCCAGATAGCGTCACAATTACAGATAACCTAACAGTAAATGATGATATAACATTTGGTGACGGCGATACTTTAGGTACTAGTACTTTCGTATCAGGTATAACTGGTGATGGATTTAGGGTACAAGATAATGGTTCAAATGGAACGCTTTTAGAAGTAGATAATATAGTAGTAAGAAATACACTAAGAACACATATATTCCAAAAAGATGTTGTCAAAGCAACTAATGGTATACTATTCGTATCAGACAGTGGTGTCGTATCAGGATCTTCTCAAAGTGGTGGTACTGTTACATTTGATAATACTAAATCTGCTACTTTTTCTGATGATGATATATTGCTTTTCAAAGATGCGAATGATGCTGGAAATATAAATGCTGTACAATTTCAAATAAATGGAAGTAAATCTACAAGTGGAGATTTTGATACATATAATGTTAATAATGTAACAGGAGATTTAGATAATATAAATGTCGGTGGAACGGTTGCTAGAATAAATGGTGGTACAGTAACAATTGATGCTTCTTCACCAAACAGCCCTTTTATAGATGTAAACTCCTCAAGTGGTTCTGCTGTAGTGAGAACTGGTAATCTTGCTGGTGTAAGTTCTACTAGATTTGGTACGCTAAGTGGATTTGGGCTATGGGCTTCAGGTTCTGCTTATTTAGAGGGTGCTATAAATGCTACAACTGGTAATATTGGTGGTTGGGGAATCAGTAATACTGCTATTAGTAGTTCAGATAATGGTGCTGGTGGTGTTTCTAATTTTATAATAGATGCTAGTACGAAAAGACTTACAATAAATGACGATACTAATGATAGAATCTATATCGGTGAAGTTGATGGTGGAACAACTTACGGAATAAAAATATTTGATAATACTGGCGGAACATCTCCAGCCGATAGTGATATACTTGTAGAATTAGGCGAGGGTGGAAATACAATTGCTGGATGGACAATATCAACAGCTGCTATAACAAGTCCATCTGATATAATAACTATAAGTTCAGCTGCTAAAAGAATTACAATAAATGATGGTACTAGAGATAGAATTTTACTAGGAGAGGTTACTGGAAGTTCAACGTATGGACTAAAAATATTTGATGGTACTGGAACGCTCGATGATGATTTATTAGTAGAATTAGGTTCTGTTAGAAATAGAATAGTTGGATGGGACTTAGTTCCTGGTAAATTACAATATAATGATGCTGATGGTTCTATTGCTTTAGATGCTACAAACCAAAGATTAGCAATCTATACTGGTTCTATAAATGTTGCTAAACCAAAAGTGGTAGTTGGTAACTTACCTACTACTGGAACTGCTAAATATGGATTTGGTGTATTTGCTGGCTCAGGAAATGCTGACATTAGTGATGACACCACATACTCAGTATTGATTACAAAAGATGAAGCTAGAATAGCTGGTTGGGATTTAGTACCTGGTCAGTTAAAAAGTGGAACTGTTGCTAAAATAGATGGAAATACTGCTACGATAGCTCTTGGTACTAATGCTGTTTCACATACAAGTGCCACACCACAACCATCTCTATTTTTTGTAAGTGCTTCATCAGACCCAATCTTTTTTGTCGGAGAAAACTTTAGTTATGTAAATGATGTCCTTACTGCTGGTGGTTGGAAGATTGGTAATAATGTAATATCAAGCTCAACATCTGCTGATACAGATGGTGTAATAATAGATTCTGAAGCAAAGGTTATTACTGTTCACGGTGCTGTTGGTAAAGATTCATTTTCACCTGGCACAGCTACGAGAAATAATGTAAAAGTTGCTTTTGGTCAAATATCAAGTGGTATATATGGAATAAAAGGCTTCAAAGACAATGGTAATACATTATTTGAAATATCAGAAACACAAAATATTATAGCTGGATGGACAATAAATCAAGGTTCAATATCAAAAAATAATGTTAAGTTAGATTCAACGACAAATGCTGAAGGTTTATATGTTAAGAAAAGTGGCTTTAGTGATAATTCTACGGCTGGTGCTTTTATAGGTTTAGATAGTGGTACAGCAAAATTTAATGTAGGTAATGCAGATGATTCTAAGTTTATAAAATTTGATGGAGCTAATTTTACTGTAGACGCAGGAAACTTCTCATTAGACTCAAGCGGTAATGTGACTGCTACAAGCGTAGATTTGACAGGTGATATTACAGCAACTGCTGGTAATATCGGTGGGTTTACAATAACTTCAGGCTCAATAGCAGCAACCAACTTTTCATTAAATCCAGCTAATAAACGTATATCTTTAGGTACTGGTGATGATATATTTATAGCCGATGGGGATGAGGGTATCCAATTAGGAGATCCTGTATTTGCTGATGCTCCATTTAGTGTTACAAAAGCTGGGTTTCTAAAAGCTGAAAGTGCAAGAATAGGTGGTACTGCTGGTTGGCAGGTAGGTTCGAATAAATTAACATCAAACGCTGGTAATATAGCACTTGATGCAAACGCAGGTGATATAATTGTTGGTACTGGTTCTGATATAGTAAGGCTATCTGGCACTGGTGATGTTAGAATTTCTGCTGGTCATCTTACACCAGCAAGTGCTCCATTTCAAGTTAGTAAAGAAGGAGCAATTACTGCTACTGCTGGAACTATCGGTGGATTTGGTATTACAAATAACGCAATATCAAGTTCAGCAACATTTAAAAGAGGTTTGGAACTAAAACCAGGCGAAGCTATAAGGGGTTATGGAAATACAGCACACAAAACAACAGGTGCTGTAGGAAAATTTACATTTGGTTTAGGAGCTATAGCACCAGCAGCTGGCGCAGATGTACCATTCAATCCACTTACGGCTCCAGCACCTGGTAATATATCAGACTAATAAAGTAGGGGGAAATAATGGCAAATTATCCATTTAGAATAAATATGAAATCAAAGCTAGGAACGAAAGACTTGGCATGGTATACAGCATCACTAGCAACCGATGCCGATACTCAGATTAGTGCTAGCGTAATGGTAGATAGAATCAATAACATACCTAGTGCATCATACGAAGATGGGGTGGCTGCTCCAAGTGGAACTTCAGTTCATCTATTTGGAGGTGCTAAAAATCTTTTTATGTCTTGTTCACACACAGATCCAAATATAGGAGCAATAGAATTTCACGATGAAGAAAATACAGTTGGTGGTGGATTAGAGTATTACACATTTTGGGGTGCTAAGGTATGTTCTGTTTTAGGATTACCTGAGGGAATACCTATATACACAGAAAATTTCAAACTATCAGACGACTCCAACGATCCAGATAACTACATTTCAGGTGACATAATTGCTGGTGGATTGTCTGTAAAAGATTCTCTTAAATTATCGCCACAAGCAAGGGTAAGAAGTAACTTGGTTTGGGATGAAGAGTTTGGTGAGGGACTGGTACAGTGGGTTAGCGGTAGTACGGGTAAATTGCTGATGGGTTATGATAATGTTACCGATAAGTATAAGATAAGTGCTGCCGGTGCTTCAACTTTTGAAATATCTGGTGTTGATAATATGACAGCAACCGAAGTCGATAGTAACATTAATACGGGAACAGATGGATACGTTAGAGGGGGAACATTAAATCTTCTTTCAAATAATAGAACCAGCTTTGATATAACAGATGCTGAAGCTCAAATATCAATGACAAGCAGTAATAGAAGCGCTATGAGAGGACATTTACATCTAAGACATAATGACTCTAGTACTTGGTCTAACAGTCTATATACGACAGACTATACATTAGCACTTGTGAATCGACATGGTGATAGTACAGGTGATTTTGCTGGAATAGCATTTGATGTTGGATCTACAGATGGAGCTAATGCTGGAGAGGATGTTATATTTAGTCAAGCTATTAGTGCTGGTATAATTGTCGAAAGAGATTCTTCGGCAAATAGTAGCACTTCAAATTATGATGCTAACATGAGTTTTGCAACAAATAATGCGGGTGTTTCTGGTCTTACAAAAAGAATGACCATAACTCACGATGGTAAAGTTGGAATTGGTGAAGAAGATCCAGATTCTACATTAGAAGTCAATGGTACTGTACAAATTAATGGAGACGCTCAAATAAGAGCAACAGATAAATTTTATCTAGATGGCGGATCAAATACATATTTAACAGAAGATTCTGGAGACAGCATATCAGTTGTTGTAGGAGGCACAACACAAGCAATAATTGATTCAGTGCAACAAAGGAGTGTCTTTAGACAGAACATCTATATTCAAGGTGCAACTCCAACTGCTAATAGCATAGATGATGATTATCTAAGATTCCACAACAATGGTTCAAATTCGTATATAGACTACGGAGGAGGTACTCTATACATAAGAGACGACGGCACTACTGCAATTACAGTTGACACAAGCAGAAATGTGACTATTGCTAATGATTTATTTGTAAATGATTATGCTAGAATTGATGCTCTTAGAGTTGGTACAACATCAACAGATCCTGGTGATGGAAATCTACATGTTGAAGGTACTATACAATCAGAGGATGGTATAAGATTCGGTTCTGATTCAGCAGCTGCAAATACACTACATGATTATGAAGAGGGTAGTTGGACACCTGTCTTATATAATAGTGGTACAGTCACTACAAGTACTGGAAATCTTTATGTAAAAGTTGGTAGTTTAGTAACATGTTGGATGAAGCTTGTTAATATTCAAGAATCTGGAACTCAAACAGTAGATTTTGCAATAGGTGGATTGCCATTTGCAGTAGAGTTTGATTGTGTTGGTGGAACTGTAATGTGTAATGGCTTTGATTTCGCAGATGATCCTGACAATGTAAACAACCTTACAATATGGGTAAGAGCAGATGAAACTTTAAGAGTATATGAAACTAAAGACGGTGGATCTAGTTGGGATCCGATTACTTGGGGCGACATTACAGATAATGATGATATGTACGGACAATTTACATACAGAACAACAGCATAATAAGGAGTTAATAAAATGGCTATAACAAAAAAAATAATAGTAGATAAATTAGAAATACTCGGAGAGTATAAAAAAATACATCTTCGAGAAGCTACAATAATATCTGAAGATGGCGTAGAGATAGCTAGAAATTTTCACAGAAGAACAATATCTCCTAGTGGAAGTAATACAGTAATTTCAGCTAGTCTTGCTACAGAAGCTTTGGAAACTAAATCAGTAGCAAATATAGTGTGGACAGATACTGTAAAGGGCAATTACAATGCATTTCTATCCGGTTCATCTAACCCATAAAACAATTCATTGTGGATAATTAACAAACTTTATATTTATATATGAATAGAAACACAGGAAATTATGGATAAACTCACACAATACTTAGTAGAACCATTTATAGACAAAGAAGTGATAGAAGAAGGGGTAAATGATCCTGGCATCTTCAAAGGTATATTTTTAGCTGGTGGTCCAGGTAGTGGTAAGTCTTATGTGGCTTCCCAATTATTTGGTATACCTGAAAAGGTAAATATATCTGCTTCAGGACTAAAAATGGTAAATCAAGATAGAGAACTTGAGATATTATTGAAAAAATATTATGGCACTGTAGATTTAGCTAATATGCCAGTAGATTTATTCAGACAGTTAGCTGATCCTAGTTACAAAGATTACAGTGGATTGAGAAGTTTTGCTAAATCTCTAAGTATGGAAAGACTAAGAATATATACTGAAGGTAGATTAGGTGTTATTATTGATGGGACTGGTCATAGATTCAAATCTATAAAAGATAACAGACAAAAACTAATGAGTATGGGTTATGATACCTTTATGGTTTTTGTAAATACAAGCTTAGAAGCAGCATTAGAAAGAAATGAACGACGACCTAGATCTGTACCTGAAGCTATTGTAGAAAAAAGTTGGAAAGATGTTCAAAAAAATATGGGATATTTACAAGGCTTATTTGGAATGGATAAATTTATGGTTGTACAGAATGACAGCTACGAATCATATGCACAATCTCAAAAGCGATTTAATATGTTAGCTAAAAAAGGTGTTGGTAAATTTATAAAAGCACCATTGGGTAAGACTGCTAGAGATTGGGTTAAAAAACAAAAAGAAATAAATAAGATAGGTATAAAGAATTTAGCAAAAAAAGCTAAAATGGCTGAAAGTATAAAACTACCAGTAGAGATAGGTGATACTATTTTGATGGGTAAGTTCAAAAATAAAAAAGTTGTAGTAAAGTCTGTTGATTACAATGACAAAGGAGACTTACTAATAAATGGTAGACCAGCACTAAAGTTTAGAATGGTAAAGGAAACAACATTACCATCACCAAGCCGTAAAGGTGTAAAGAAGATGAAGAAGAAAGGTGTCACTTCAGTTCCTTATGGTAGTGGTTATAAGAAAGTAAGTGAAGCACAAGCCGTAAAGGGCAGTAAAGTAGCAAAGTTTATTACAGGTCACAATCTTACTTGAGTGTTGATAATAGTTCAAAGATGATTAAGTTAAAAATTATAGCACCTAAGAACTTATTTGGTATGGAGACACCTGTAAGGTTTTCAACAATAAGAAGAGGCCCATTTACAAAAACAGATACTGGTAAAAAATTAAAAGAACAAAAAGAAATCAAAAAAGTCATTGGCGTATTTGGTGGAAGATTTCAACCATTTCATTCAGGACATCTTGCTACTTATAAGTGGATGAAGTCAAAGTTTGATGAAGTTTACATAACCACCTCTAATCTCAAACAATTGCCAAGACATCCTATGGACTTCAAAGAAAAGGCTCGTCATATGGTAAAGATGGGAATTCCAAAAAATAGAATTGTACAAGAAAAAACTCCATATGTAGCAAAAAACTTATTGAAAAAATTTGATGCTGATACTACAGCAGTTGTTTATGCAATCGGTGGAAAAGATGCTGGTAGATTAGGTGGTAAATATTTTCAACCTTATAGCAAAAGTAAACCTATGATGGGATTTGAAGAGCATGGGTACATCATAACTGCTCCACAATCAGGAACTATGAGTGGTACTGAAATGAGAAGCTTATTAGGAAATCCAAAGTATGATGATAGTGAAAAGAAAAAAACTTTCAAAAAGGTATTTGGGTATTATGATAAGGGTGTGTATACTATGATGACGAATAAATTCAAGCAATTATTTGAGACATACACTTTATCTGATGAGTTGGTACAAGAATATTTGATGGAAGCTAGTGTTGCTTCAATGGGTAATTTAGATGATGGTCCTTCAACATTTCACAAAGACTATAATGAATATAAAAAGGTTTCTAAAGAATGGATTGATTCATTATACTCAGATGCTGGTTGGGTGGTATTAGATTATATTATAAGAGATGGTGCTAAAAACTCTATAAAAAATGCTTATAAATCCGTTGCATTATCTTATTTAGATCATGGTCAGGAAAAGGGTTCTAGCACAGCAGTAAATAAATATAAGAAATGGATGAGTGGTGTTTTAGAACCATTGGGATGGAATGTAGTAAATTGGATGGGTACTGAAGCTGCTATTGATAACATAATAGGATCTTTATTTACAGCTGGTGCTGATGGCGATTCCTATGATATCAGTTCCCTTTATGAAAAGATTAATTTAGACAAAGAAGTTGATTTGTTATTAGAAGGTGGTGCTTATGGACATCTAAATCATCCATTTGATGATAAAAATTTAACGTTTTCAGATTTTAAAACACTAATTATTAATACACTCCAAGGTAATCTAGATAAAGAAGGTCCTGTTACAGAGAAAACAGATGGTCAAAATATTATGATTAGTTGGAAAAATGATAAATTAGTTGCAGCTAGAAACAAAGGACATATAAAAAACTTTGGTGCTAATTCTTTAGATTTGAATGGTATAAAGAATATGTTTGCTGGTAGAGGCGATATTGAAAAAGCATTTGTATCTGCTATATCAGATTTACAAAAAGCATTAAAGGGGCTGAGTAAAAAACAAAAAGACAAAATATTTGGTGAAGGTAAAAAGTTTATGTCATTAGAAGTCATATACCCAGCAACATCAAATGTCATACCTTATGATAAATCACTTTTACAATTTCACGGAACTATCGAATATAATTCTGCTGGCTCGCCAGTCGGAGAGGACAGAGGAAGTGCTAGAATGTTAGCTGGTATGATAAAACAAATAAATCAGAACATACAAAAGACTTATAGTATCACAAAGCCATTTATAACTCAGTTACCAAAGGTAAAAAACTTTTCAGAGAAACAAAGTTATTTCTTAGGTAAGTTGAATAAACTACAGAGTGAATATAAAATGAGTGATAACGATACATTAGCTAATTATCATCAAGCATATTGGATGGAGTATATTTACAATGGTGCTAAAAATACAGACTATCCAAATCCGCCAAATGATATATTGATGAGTCTAACAAAAAGATGGGCATTCTTTGATAAGTCATATAAGATACCAAATATTAAAAAAGATTTAAAAGAGTATCCAAAGTTTTTAGATTGGGTTCTAACAACTGATAAAATGGATCACGCTAAGTTACAAAAGCAACATATCAGAGACTGGGAAGTTCTTTTCTTTGAATTGGGAGCAGAAATATTATCAAATTTAGATGACTTCATAGCTGCTAATCCATCAAAAGCAACTCAGCAAATTCGTAAGGACTTGAAGAAAGCAATATCAAAAGTAAAAAAGTCTAAGGATACAAAGGTATTGAATACACTAAAAACCCAATTAGACAGACTAAATGCTATTGGTGGTTTAAAAGCAGTTGTTCCAACTGAAGGTATTACCTTTGTATTCAAAGGAAAATTGTATAAATATACTGGAGCATTTGCTCCAGCAAATCAAATCTTAGGTATGTTAAAATTCGTATAGGAGTAGGTTATGGGATATAGTAAAGAAACAGAAAGACAAAATGATGCATTGAGAGATGCTATGTCAGGAAAAGAGCATGTAAAAAATTATGTTCAAGTTGGATATGAGGGTAAGAAAAAACCAAAAGGTGATGTAATTCCAAAGATGACTGAACTTATGAAAGATGCTAGAATGCCTTTATTTTGTAAAAAATGTGATAAGGTAATGAAGAAAAAATTAGATAATAAGATGTGGAATCTTTATAACCATTGTTTTGATTGTCAGATAACCTTTGAACATAAACTAAAATTAGAAGGTAGGTTTGATGATTGGGCTAATAATAAGATAAAGAAAAATAAAATAGCTTATATAAAAGATACATTACAGCAATTAGAAGAATTCAAAACTATGAAAGCACCTGAATGGCTTAATAATGTGGGAGTAAATCATCCTGAATTAGAAAAAGAAAAGTGGGAAGGTGGTACTGATAAAATAGTTTCTGAAGCAGTAGAAGCAATAAAAAACTTAACAGAACAATTAGAACAACTGGAGAATGAATAATGAAACTATGGAAAATAATTTTAGGATTTCTTGGTGGTGTTGGTGCTTTACTTGCTGTAAATAAAGCAAAGAGTGAAGAAGTAAAAAAACTAAAAAAAGTTATTGACGCTAATAAGAAAGAAGAAAAGAAAGTTGAAAAGCAAATAAAAGAATTAGAAACAGCAAAAAAATCTTCTAAAAAAGAAATAGGTAATATAAAAAGAAAACTTACTATTTCTAAAAAGAAAACTCAAAAGATGCAAGATGCTTATGACAATGATGAGGTCGAGTCAGCTGAAGATTTCTTAAGAAATTTTGCTAAAAGCAAATGAGAATGTCTATGAAAATATTAAAATATTTTTTGATATCTTTTTTTGTACTTTCAATGGTAGATGGACAGAGTATAAAGAAAGATGGAAAAGAAGTAACTACTTTTACAAAAGAACAGGCTTTAGAAATGCTGAAAGCTCGTGATGCACAGTGGGAAGGTAAATTAGCAAAAGCAGATTCATTGATAGAATCACAAAAAGTAGTAATTTCTGATTGTGAAGCAGTTGTTGTCAAGTTAGAAGAACAATCAAATTTAGATAGTTTGATGTTACTTGCTCAGAGAAAACGAATTGATTTGTTAAAAGTTCGTGATGAAGCTAATGAAAGATTAGTAGAATTAGTTGAACCTAAATGGTACGAAAATCAGTATCTTTGGTTAGGAATAGGATTTATCTTAGGAAAAATATAATGAAACCTACAGTACTAAAAGAAGTAATAAAAAAAGAGTATGTAAAATGTGCTCAAGATCCAATATACTTTCTAAAAAAGTACTGTGTAGTTCAGCACCCAATGAAAGGTAAAGTTCCGTTTCATCTATTTGAGTATCAAGAAGAATCAATAAAACTTTTTGAAGAACATAGATTCAATGTTATATTGAAAGCTAGGCAATTAGGATTATCAACATTATCTGCTGGGTATGCTCTATGGATGATGACATTTCATCAAGATAAAAACATACTGGTAATTGCTACAAAACAAGATACTGCTAAAAACTTAGTTACTAAAGTTAGAGTTATGCATGCTAACTTACCAAGTTGGTTAAAACAAAAATGTACGGAAGATAACAAGCTGTCGTTGAGATACAACAATGGTTCACAGATAAAAGCTGTTTCAAGTGGTGAGGATAGTGGTCGTTCAGAGGCTCTATCACTACTCATATTAGATGAGGCTGCTTTCATCGATAAGATTGAACCGATATGGGCTGCTGCTTCACAAACACTATCTACTGGTGGACAGTGTATTGCTCTATCAACACCTAATGGTGTGGGTAATTGGTTTCATAAGACTTGGGTTGGTGCGGAAGATGGGACAAATGATTGGAACACTATAAGATTACATTGGAGTTTACATCCTGAAAGGGACGATGAGTGGAGAAAAGACCAAGATAAACTATTGGGTCCTTCATTAGCTGCTCAAGAATGTGATTGTGATTTTATTACTTCTGGACAAACTGTAATTGATGGTATTGTGTTAGAAGAGTATAGAGAAAAACATTGTAATGACCCATTAGAAAAAAGAGGAGTTGATAGTAATCTTTGGGTGTGGCAACCACCTAATTATACCAATGATTATGTAGTATCGGCTGATGTCGGTAGAGGAGATAGTGCTGATTACTCTGCATTTCATATAATGAACATAGAAACAATGGAACAAGTTGCTGAGTATAAAGGTAAGATATCAACAAAAGACTTTGGTAATCTATTAGTAAACATATCAACTGAATATAATAATGCTTTATTAGTTATTGAAAATAACAATATAGGATGGGCTACAATACAACAAGTAATAGATAGAGGATATGAAAATCTTTTTTATACAAGTAAAGATTTACAATATGTAGATACAGAAAGACAAGTAAATAATAGATACAGAACTCAAGATAAAAGTATGGTTCCTGGATTTAGTATGACAATGAAAACAAGACCACTAGTTATTGCTAAATTAGAGGAATATTTTAGAGAAAAGTCAGTAATTGTCCGTTCAAATAGATTAATAGATGAACTTTTTGTATTTATATATAACAATAATAAAGCTGAAGCTATGCAAGGATATAATGATGACTTAGTAATGAGTTTTGCTATTTGCTTGTGGGTAAGAGATACTGCTTTACGATTGAGGCAAGAAGGTATTAGTTTACAGAGAAAGACATTGAGTGGTGTTGCAAATCAAATGCTACCACAAAATAGCAATCAAGTAAATGAGGGAAATTGGGAATGGAGTCCCGATGGAAAAATAAAAGAATCATTAGAATGGCTTATTAAATAAGAGGTAAAAATATGGCAGACACAACATTAACTGGTAGACTAAAAAGATTATTTTCTGGAAGTACCATCGTTAGAAATATCGGTGGAAGAAAATTAAAAGTGATGGACACTAGCAAAATTCAAGCAGGTGCACAAAATACATTAGTTGACAGATTTCAAAAACTTCACTCTAATATGGCTAATCATTCATATAATGAACTTTTACAAGTACAGCAACTTCGTTTAGGTTTATTCAGAGATTATGAATCAATGGACTCGGATTCAATTGTTGCTTCTGCATTAGATATATATTCAGACGAATCGACAATGAAAAATGAATATGGAAAGATTTTAGGAATTCGTACATCAAATGATCAAATACACGATATACTTCATAACCTTTTTTATGATATAATAAATATAGAATTCAATCTATGGCCTTGGGTTCGTAATATGGTAAAGTATGGAGACTTCTTTTTGAAGTTAGATGTACAAGATAAATATGGAGTTATGAATGTACAGCCAATGTCTGCTTATGATATTTCTAGATTAGAAGGACACGATCCAGAAAATCCTCAAATGGTTCAGTTTGAATATATCCCACAACAAGGAAGTGGTCATGTCGGTGCCAAGCATTCTGCTAGAGGTAGAGAGTCTACTCTTTTAGAAAATTATGAAGTAGCACACTTTAGACTTCTTTCAGATTCTAATTTTGTACCATATGGTCGTTCTATATTAGAAGGTGGTAGAAAAGTTTGGAAACAATTAACTCTTATGGAAGATGCTATGTTGATTCATAGAATAATGAGAGCTCCTGAAAAAAGAATATTTAAATTAGATATCGGAAATATTCCTCCTGCTGAAGTTGATAATTACATGCAACAAGTAATAAACAAAATGAAAAAAGCACCTATTATGGATGAGAAAACAGGCGAATATAATCTTCGATATAATATACAAAATCTTACAGAAGATTTCTTTTTACCTGTAAGAGGTGGTGACAGTGGTACTAACATAGAGTCTTTGCCTGGATTACAATATGAAGCAACAGACGATGTTGAGTATTTGAAGAATAAGTTATTAGCATCACTTCATGTTCCAAAGGCTTTCTTAGGATACGAAGAAGGGCTTGGTTCTAAGGCTACATTAGCTGCTGAAGATGTTAGGTTTGCTAGAACAATCGAAAGAATACAGAGAATTTTAGTTAGTGAGCTACAAAAAATTGCTGTAGTTCATTTATACTCACAAGGGTTTAGAGATCAAGAACTTGTAAACTTTGAATTGAATTTGACAAATCCATCTACAATCTACGAACAAGAAAAGATTGAGTTGTGGAATAACAAAACATCATTGGCAGAATCAATGATAAGAGATGGGTTGGTATCATCTGAATGGATTTATAAAAATATATTTGGATTTACGGATGATCAAATAAAAGAACAAGATGAACAAATAACATTTGATTATAAAACAAAGTTTAGACGCTCACAGATAGAGTCTGAAGGAAATGATCCTGCTAAAAGTGGTGAGTCACAAGGTACACCATCGGATATGGCTATGGGTAGAACTGGTCATGAGTTGAATGATGAGGGTGGTTCAGAAGAAGGTGGACAACCAGGCGCTGGAAGACCTAAAGAAGCTGATAAATATGGTCAGGATAGTGGTACTAGAGGAAGAGATCCTATCGGTTCGCATGATATGGGCAAAGCATATAGTACTAAATCATTAGCAAAATATGAAAATATGCTAAAACATTTTGGAGATAGTGCTAAAGAGTTACTAAATGAAAGTGGCGAGTTAGAAAAAGAGTATAAAAGCGAAGTTGATTCGTTAAATACTAAGAAAAAGTAGTTTACTATATATTTATATAAGAGAAATAAACGATTGGAGTTCGTAAATGAGTAATAAAATAAAACACTCAAAAGTTAGAAATACAGGTATACTATTTGAGTTACTTACAAGACAAATTACCGCTGATATTATCGAAAACAGAGATGGGTTAGCAGTCAACTTATTGAAGAAGTACTTTTCCCCTAAGACACAATTAGGGAAAGAATATGAATTGTATAGGATATTGACTACGGAAACCTATAATTCAGAAAGTAAAGCTAATCATTTGATTAATGCTGTAATGAAAACTTACAATAAAATCAATCGCTCTGAACTTCGACGTGAAAAATATAATTTAGTTAATGAAATAAAAAATACTTATAAAATAAGTGATTTTTTTATGGCTAGAATAGGAAACTATAAACTTAATGCTAGTATATATAAACTATTTGAATCAATAACCATTTCAGATCCTTCTTCCGAAACAAATGCTCGATATACAATAGTGGAATCTATTACAAGAAAGAAAATGGTAGAAAGTGTTAAATCAAATAAAACCATAGAAAATTATAAAAAATCTGAAAAAGACCTTAGATTACTTACTTACCAAGTATTAGTAGAGAAGTTCAATAAAAAGTATAAAGGACTTAGTGGTTCACAGCGAAACTTGCTGAGAAAATATATAAATAATATTTCCAATACAAACTCACTAAAAGAGTTTGTTGAAAAAGAATCTATTGAAGTTAAAAAACAACTCCAATCGTTTTTACCTAATATAGATGATGAGGTTACATCCATAAAATTGAAAGAAGCAATCAAACAATCCGATAAATTACTGAGAGGTAGAATCGTAGAGGATAGTCAAGTTATTACTTTGATGAGATACTATCAATTATTAAAGGAGCTGAAGGATGTCGCTGGAAAGTAAATTAAGAGAACGAGTTCAAGAAATGTTAATTGACGAAGTAAGTTCATTAGAAGAAGCTTCGGTAACTGCTAATGTACCTGGCTATCAAACGCCGTATGCGTTTAGTAAAAAGAAAAAAGGTCATAAAGATCCTGAAGTTGCTGGATATAAAAAAGTGAATGAGGGTAAGTATCATCAATATAGAAACGATGAAACTCTAACAGCAAAACAAAAGATTGGTCGTTCAATGAGAGAAGTTAGGGATGGACTTGCTAACTTAGAAAAATTAGTTAAAATGAATGTACGTTTAAAAAATGAATTGAATGTAGATTCAAGATCATATTGGAAAAATACGAATAAGGCTTTACATAAAATAAGTGAGAGGTTAGTAAAACTAGCAAATAAAGTAGGACAGTTACAGTAACTGGAACTCACATGCCGTTTGAAGATAAAAAGAAATCCTATATGGATACTCTTTTTAGTATTTCGACTCTGTTGAAAAGATGGCAGGTTGAGATACAAAAGAAAGATGTAGATAAGACTTATATGATAAGGAGACTTGGACAATGGATAGAACAATTGGAAAGTCTCAGAACAGAAATTATGATGGAGAAAGATTAATGATATCACTATTAGAAATAGCACAAAGTATAAATGAAGTTGATGACGAAAAAGTCATCAAGTATAAAAAGAAAGATGGTGAGTCAGGTGAAATGAAAGCTGGTTCAGCTAAGTCGATGCCTAAAGACCATCCAGCAAAGTTAGCTTGGGATAAGATGCAGGATGATGATGGAGATGATAGTGAAAAGGATTCTGCTGGTAAATTAGGCACCGCTGATTTCGATAGAGAAGGTGATGATGTTGACGATATGGATAGAGATGACCAATTTGATGCTGATGATGACGATGATTATGAAACTGCAGAAGAAAAATCTGAAAAAGAAAATAGTCAGATAGGAAAAGACCTCAATGCTATGGAAGGTGATTTGAATGGTTTAGGTATAGATTTTTTGGATTCTGCAATAGATGATGGTATGTATGCTGTTTTAGCTGATCCTGAAAGTGAGGGTGATCCAGAAAAAGAAATGGCTGTAAATGCTTTTCCTGATGGAGAGGGTGTTGGATATGCAGTAAATATTGGTTCAGGACATAAGATGATTTACTTTGACAACAAAGAGAAAATGCTTGATGCTGCTAAAAAACTGGTTAATGATGATAGAATTAGAAAGTCAATGGATAAAGATGGTAAGGAAGATTTAGCAGATTTAGGTGATTATGCAGAATCTCTTTTGAAAGGTAAAGACGAAACCAAAGTTATTAATGGTGTAAAATATAAACCAATAAAGGAATCAAAAAAAAATTATCGTATACTAAAAGAAAATTATGATAGAATATTTAGGAGTAGAAAATGAAGCAATTAATAGTAGATTATCTACCATTTGAAATAGGAGCCGAACAAATCAATGAGGCTATGAAAGAGAACAACGGAAAGTTAGTTGTCAAAGGTATCTTACAGAGAGCAGATACTAAAAATCAAAATGGAAGAGTTTATCCAAGAGAAATACTAATGCGTGAAGCTAAAAAATATTCTGATGGATTTGTAAAAGAAAAAAGAGCTATGGGTGAATTAGACCATCCTGAGTCATCAGTAGTAAATCTACAAAATGTATCTCATAACATTACAGAGATGGCTTTCAATGGTGACGATTTAGTTGGTACAGTAGAAATCCTAACAACTCCAAGTGGTAATATACTAAGAGAGTTATTCAAAAATGGAATAAAGTTGGGTATTTCTTCTCGTGGAATGGGTTCTGTTTCACCAGTAAATGAAACTGGTGCTCAAGAAGTTGGTGATGACTTTGAGTTGATTGCTTTTGACTTCGTTTCCAATCCATCTACGCATGGTGCTTTTCTTCATCCGATGAACGAGAGTGTTGATAATAACATTTCTATTCGTGATACTAAGTATGGTAAGGTTGAAGCAACTATCAATGATATATTGAGAGGATAAATGCCATTCAAATCTGAAAAACAGAGAAGATGGATGCATGCTAATAAGCCTGATATGGCTAAAAAGTGGGAAAAGAAATATAAAAAGGAAGATAGAGATTATAAAGATGAATATAAAAAATTTCAATCTTCTAAAAAAGCTAAAAAGTATAGAGCAGAACTAAATAAGTATAATCGTAAGAAAGGTACTTATGGAAATGGTGATGGTAAAGACGCCTCACACAAAGGGGGAAAGATAGTGGGATTTGAAGCACAATCTAAGAACAGAGGAAGAGCTGAAAAAAGTCGTTTGAAGAAAGAAAGTACTTTGAACGAACTTACTCCACAGCAAGTTATTGCTACTTTAGTTGATGTTGCTATGAGAAGAAGTGATAATATTATCAAAGGCTTGGTTAAGGATGTTGCTAAAAGAGACAGGAATAAGGCTATGGAACTTATGAAACTTTACAAAAAATACTTTGTAGAGTTTTCATCAAGAGCTAAAGTATCTAATCCCATAAAAGATGGTGTGAACGAAGCTAAAGATCCAGATGTGATAGCTCAAATAAGAGGTGTTCTAAAGAAAGGGTACTCTAATGTAAAAGATCCTGTTTCTGGTAAAAAGATGAAAATGGATAGTTATACAGCATCTGCTATAACTCAAGTATATGACGCTATCAATACATCAAATAAAAAGAAATTTTCTAAACTACCGATACTGAAAATGCAGAATATTGCTTTCAAAGTTATAAAAAAATAAATGATAAAACTAAAAGATATATTATTAGAAAATCCAATAGACTATATTGATAATGATATAGACGATATAGAACTTCTAAGAAGAAAAGATAAGTATGATACTTCTGTAAATGAAGATATGGATTATGTACCAGCTAAATTTAGTAATCCTGAAGCAAAATCACATATGGATGATGATGTAAAGAAAATGTCAACTCTTTTAGGTAAGGCTTCACAACAATGTATAAAGATTATGATGGATGGTGTAAAGGGTGGTAAGTATGATGCTTTAGATATTATAAGAGGTATCGAAACTGGTGCGTGGAATAGAACACATAATGGTGAAAGAACTTTTATGAAAATGTTATGGAGAAAAGTTCGTAACGGATTTAGACGATATATGCCCAAAGGAAAATTAAGAAAATAGATATTTATATCTAAGGAGAAAAACTATGGCTAACATAAAACTAAAAGATTTACTAAACGAAATTTCAACTCAAGGTGGAATGATTTCTCATAATCCTTGGGTAAATGAAGAAGAAAAAGATGAACCAAAAGTAGATGTAAAGGAATTAGTATCAAAAATTAATAGCTTCAATTCTATTGGTGAGTCTATATATGGTAAAGGTAATCTAAAAGAGGTTGCTGAAAATCTTTCTTCGATAGCTGAAGGTGCTGCTCAACACACACTCTCAGAAGTAGATGATATGTTTGATAAGATTACAGTCAGTCGTAATATGAAAGAACTTACAGGTTTATCAAAACAATTTGGTAAAGTAGCTAGTGAAGCTAATTCTCTACAAGAAAGAATGAGTGGACTATATGAAGATATGGGACATATATTAGGTAGATATTATTCTATCGGTGAAGGGCATGTTACGGGACACGATGACGAAGATAGAGATGTACATTCAGAAGCTGATAAAATGATGTTTAGAGAAGAAGATGATTACAAAGCATTCTTCAAAAAAGCTATGAAAAAATTTAATGTATCTAATATTGAAGATATGGATGATGGAGACAAAAAAGATTTCTTCAACTATGTAGATAGAAATTACAAGGCGAAAAACGAAAACCAA